CCTCACTACAAGTACTTGCTCTTAGGACAGTCGCTGATCGCTGACCCAGTTGGTCGCCTTCAGTTCCTGAATAAGACCATTCCTACCAACCCTAACGCTATCGACTGCATCAAGAACACCCGCTTGATCATTGAAGTCGTGGCACCAACCAAAGGCTATACTGCGGTTGACGTAGCTGGCGGCAAGATGCTGCTGGATCTTGAGACAAATGAGTACTACACCGACGACGTGTACGCTACGTTTGAGGATGCTAAGAAAGCTGCTGAGGCAATGGGCATCAAGCGCGGTTTCAACAAGGTCAAGTCCTTCTCAGCTATCAGTGCTGAAGTTCAAGCCGAGAACCTTGCTATCATGCAGCCGATCCTCGACATGTACAACAAGGCCGCTGCAACTCCAGCACCCAAAGCTGCCGCAACACGCCCCGCCTCTACCCTCCAACAAGCTCGTGCGGCTCGACCGACATAAGCTGACTCCTTGATTCCTCACAAGGGCTTGCTGAGGCAGGCCCTTTTTGTTGGAGACGTTATGACTGATTACATCCTGCTCAGACGTCAGCAGTATGAGCAGCAACCAGTGAACCTATACAGGCCGCAGACGGTGGACGAGCTGCTAGGGGTTCTTAGCGCCTTTGACTGCCGCGATGAAGTGGCGTATGACTTTGAAACTACTGGAGTTTCTGTACATCTAGACGACATTGTATCGCTTGGTCTATCCGACGGCCAGACATCTGTGTCTATATGGCTGGTTGATCCAGAGTTAAGACTGGCGGCCTGCGAGTGGCTGCTGACTAAGAGACTGATTGCACACAATTATATCTTTGACGGCCTATTCATTACCAAGTACACCGGGCAGGTGCCGTGGCCATACCGCGATACACTGATCATGTTCAAGAGCTTGGCTAACGAGGGCATCAAAGGCCAGAAGTGGACGCTCAAGACTGCCATGACAGACGTATTGGGCTGGCCAACAGCCAACAATGACGAGCTAAAGGCTTACATGAAGGAGCATCGCTGCCAGTTTCACGAGGTAGACTGGGCAATCCTGGGCAAGTATAACGGCTTAGATGCGCTGGCGACGTGGCAGCTGTGGGAATATTTTGAGACTTTTACTGACCAATTTCCAGCGCTGTCGGACTTTTGGGACACCGAGTGGTGCCATCTGCTGGCCCTTCTAATGGAGCAGTGTTGGAATGGCCTTACCGTGGATGTTGACAAGTACATAGCCCATGACAAGGCCCTATCAGAAGAGCAGGGCGAGTTCCTGGGGCTGTTCTTTGTGGAAGTACAGCCTCACATTGATGCATATAATAAGGCCGTTGTGAGTCAGATTCCGCCGCCCAAAAAGCCGACCAAGAAGGACGGATCAGACTCGGCCGCAATGGCTAAATACCACGCCAAGATGCAGGCCGCAAAGGAGGCTAACCACTTCAGCGTGGACAGCAATGACGCCCTATGCTGGCTGTTCTATGATAGGCTCGGCTACCCAGTAGCGGCCAGGACTCCAGCCGGCAAGCCCTCGGTGGATAAGAAGAGTTTAGGAAAGCTGGGCAAGCCAGGGCAGCTGCTTGCTAAGTACCGCAAGAAGAGGGACGAACGTAAGCATATAGTAGGGTTGCTAGGATCTAAGATTGGTGCTAGAGTACATCCAGACATTAGGCCACATGGCACTGTCACAGGCCGATGTAGTTCAGGAACGGAGTTGACATGAGTATGTTTGTTGAGCATCCTATCTATAGAGGGTATTTGTTCTATGATGACGGCACAGTTGTGTCACTTAAATGGGGAAAGTGGAGAAAACTTAAACCATATGCAGACGGACCTGGGTATGCTAGGCTGTCTATAGGCACTGATAGAATGTGTATCAGGGTGCATAGAGTTATTATGGAGTTATTTAAGGGACCTTCTGACTTATACGTTGACCATATAAATGGTATAAAGATGGACAATAGACTAGAGAATCTAGAATATGTAACAGCATCTGAAAATGTTCGCCGTGGGTATGAGTTATCGAAGAGACAAGGAAATTATATAAAATATACGGATGAGCAAATAAACCATGCTATAGGACTTAAGGGGACTATGACTGGAACAGAGGCAGCTAGAATTACCGGAATAAGTATGTGGTATATCTATGATTTATGGACAGGTAATCACAGAAAGTATAGGAGTAGGTAATGCCTTTCGCAATACTGCAGATCCCTAAAACCAAAAACTTTTTTGCGGGATTGCAAGCATCGCCAGGATGCTCGCTTATATACAGTGATGCTGCCTCGCTTGAACCGCACTGCTCAGCCTATTACACTAGAGACAAACGACTGTTGCAGCTCTATGGGCCAGGTGCCAAGGCTAATGATATCTACATTTTTTACGGTAGCGCTACTCCTCAGTATGGTGCAAAATTTGCAGCATTAGGATATGATGCAAATAATCCAACCAAAGAAGCAATGAAGGCTATAAAACAGCAATTGCCAGACGACAGAAACGTATGCAAGAAAGTGACACTTGGCTGTAATTACGGAATGGGACCGGGAAAATTACAGACTGAGATGTTGCTGGCTGGCTTTAACGTATCACTCGAAGACGCTGAGCTACTTCACACCACATACTGGGACTTCTTTGGCGGCATCAAAGAGTTTCAGCAGAAGCTGAAGCGCCAATGGCAAGCTAACGGCGGGTATATCCTGGGCCCTAGAGGTGAGCCTATCACAATACCCAAGCCATACAAGTATTACGACAGCACTAAGGGCAAGACTATCACGATCGACTATACCAAGGACATCGTCAATAGGTTTATCCAGCGCGCAGGCCATGATGTACACATGCGGTTCATATATAATATCAACCAGTTGCGATTAACTAGGTCTGTGCCAATGGTTCCGTTTCATGTGGACTGGCATGACAGTTCGTGCTTTGAGGTTCCGGACGAGCATGTACAGGACGCGCTGGATGTTTACGTCGAGGCAGAAACTATCCTAAACCATGAGCTTGGATGGGATGTAAAAATTCGCTATGTGCCTAAGGTAGGCAAATCACTATCTGATTTTATAGAGGACTAAAAATGTTTTACGTTTGGCGTTGCACTAAATGCAAATTTGAGTTAGAAGTAGAGAGGTCAGTGGCGGATCGGAATACCGAACCGGAAGTTGACAGATCGGAATGTGACCATGAAATGTATAGACCTATCCTGCCGAGTTCGTTTATATTGGCCGGCGGCGGATGGTTCGCGGATGGCTACTCTAAACCAAAGTGAGGTGCGGCATGACATTACTTAAGCGCCTTAGGGGTATAGTAATTGAGGCTCAGACAAAGGGCTATTATAGCAAAGACGCAGACGGAGCTATGTGGTTGGGATTGCCTGCTCTTTTAGATGTAGCTGTTGCGGCTAGAGATTTTATGGACTCCGATGGCGACTACTTCAGCTGGACTGAAGATGAGCGACATTGTTTCTCAAAGTTGCGAGATGCAGTAATAAACTTAGAGGAGACTGAGATATGAGCAACAAAGCGTATTTGCGGTACGAGTCTGCAGTTGAGATAGCTCCATATTTAGTGGGATGGTATAGACAAGGAGAAAAACTTGGCGTGCGCATATACCATAATGACCCGCTAATACTAGAAAAAGTAGCAAATAAGCTGCACTTGAGACTGATAGGTGAGATTGAGGCGCAGCAGCATAACAATTATACAGAGATGCGCTGCTCTATTTTTGAGTGGTCAGATACAGGATGTGTAATAAACTTTCCAGTGAGCGCGCCAGCAGGATTCGCATATCACGTGCTGCCCGCTAGCGGCTGCGTGCATGAGTTTGAAGCTGTGCACCTGTTTACTAGCAGTTATCAGAAGTGCATCAAGTGCGGTAAGGAGGTTGAACTATGAACTACGACCAGTACGTTAGGATACAAATAGAGATGATGGTACGTGCCGCTGTACGCAAACAAGACAGAGCTATTAAGTCCTTAGAGCGAGCCACTAAGAATCTTGAACTGGCCAACAAGGAAGTTAAAGACCTTGTTAAAGCCCTGGAGGCGTTATGATTCAGTATGAACATCGATCAACCAAGATTCGACAAGGGCCGCCCAAACTTACGGCTCATGCCAATCTTGAACTTTTGCGAGGATTCCGTTCTGTTTATGGGTGGCCCGCCGATGCAGCTCAGCATGTGATGTCCACACGCTCGTCGGCCGGCCTTAAGTATTTCGCTGTCTATAGTAACGAATTGCTTCTAGATTTTGATGACCAGCCAGAGGCTGCGGCCCAGTGTGAGCAATGGCTACTGGACAATAACCACACGTACACCATGTGGAACAGCGGCGGCAGGTCAATTCACTTCCACATTAGGTGCTGCGACATGGAAGGTACTACTGTACCGCAGAGCCAGAAAGCTTTTGTCGCGCGGCAATTTCCTAAGGCCGACCTATCTTTCTACCATGCTGCAGGAATGTACCGATTGCCGGGCACCGCACACGAAAAGAATCCTGGCCGCTATAAAGTGATGCTTAGCCACCACTACGGCGTACCATTGGATATTCCACTGTTATCTAGTATGCCTGTGTTTAGATCTGCTGCTGTAGATTCGGACACAGACAAACAGGAATGCGAAAGACTGTTGACAGTGATGATGTTTAAAGTTATAAGTGAGGGCGAGGGGAGAAACCAACATGCATACAAACTTGCTAAGATTGCTCAAGACTGCGGATATGACTATGATCGCGCGCTGGAAATTGTGGCTGCATGGTCCGACACCTGTGCTCACCCAGGCCTTGGAGTTGATGAACTCGAAACCACAGTCAGAAGCGCCTATCGCATACAAGCACACGCGAATCTTTTGCGGCGGACCACTTAATTGTGGCGTAGAGGAGCGCGGCGTACATTATAAAAGTGACGCTGATCCAGTTGGTAACTATAAGCTACGCAGAGTGACCAGACATCAGTGGCGCAATGGTGTAGAAATCAGGAGCGAATATGTTTACCGCCCAGCCAAAGTTCACGCCGGAGATGCGCAAGTTCCAAGCCAGCCTGAGACCACATCGGACAGCGATTCTGTCTGGATCGTTACTAGCGGTAGACCCAGGGAGTATCAGCCTGGGATGGGCATGGTTCCTGACTGGGGAACTGGTCATATCTGGAGAATATCAGGCACCTCGCACAACTTCTCCGCACGCGCGGTTGAGCCTTATAATGGATCAACTGCAACAGTGGGCGCAGCCACAAACCTTGTGTGTGGAGAGAATGTTCCGCTACAATCCGTCGCTCGTATGGGCAGTAGGCGCAGCTATTGTTACGGTCCGCCCAGCTTCCCTTATTGAGATGCCTATAAGAATCTGGCAAGCATTCCGTGATGACACGTATGAGAAAAGCGATCAAGCTGATGCTGAGTTGATCGGCAGGTCTCTTATCTATTTAGCAAAGGATCTAAAGGTATGAGTATATTTGCCCACGTTCCAGAAGGTACTACGCTAAGGCCTGTACAAATAAAAGTGCTGTCTGAGGTAGAAGCCAATTGGAACAAGTACGACTGCTTTGTGGTCCCCGCTATGGTCGGATGCCATGCAGCTGGAGAGCGCGTGCTTATGTACGATGGTACAGTTAAGTATGTTGAGGATGTTGTTATTGGCGACAAACTGATGGGACCAGACAGCAAACCAAGAAATGTTTTGAAATTATGTAGAGGCACAGACACCATGTATAAGGTAACTCCTGTTAAAGGAGACCCTATGATTGTAAATGGTGAGCATATACTAAGTTTCAAGATGACTCCGCACAAAGCTGGACAGGAGCATGTAATTAAAAACATGTCTGTTAATGAGTATCTCAGGCTAACTAATAGTGCGACTAGATCGTGTAAACTCTGGAGAACTGGAGTAGAATTCAGTAATATAAAGTACATCCTACCTATAGATCCATACATACTAGGCATATGGCTTGGCGATGGATCGTCTAGCCAGACGTCTATCACAACTATGGATGCAGAAGTTGTGGAAGCTTGGACTACTTGGTGTAACAGCTTAGGACTAGTTGTTAGGGAGCACATAAAAGATAGCGGCGATAATTTAGCTAAAACTTACAGTGCAGTAACTCAAACTTTTATCGATGGAGGAAAGGCCACTAATGCTGGCGCTGCAGCTCTCAGAGATTTAGGTGTTCTGGATAATAAGCATATACCGCAACAGTATCTGTCAGCATCTAAAGAAGATAGACTTAATTTGTTGGCCGGCCTACTGGACACAGATGGAAGTCTTGCTCATGGCGGATTTGACTTTATTCAAAAGAGAAAGAATATAGCTGATGGGATAGCATTCCTAGCTAGATCCGTAGGCTTGGCTGCCTATGTATCGGAGTGCAGAAAGGGATGCCAGACCGGATATGTCGGCACCTACTATAGGGTGTCTATATCAGGGCACTGCGACATAATTCCTACAAGAGTCAGACATAAGAAGTGCGGACCTAGGCTGCAAAAAAAGAGCGCGCTGGTCACTGGATTCAAAGTGGAAAAACTTGGCACTGATAATTATTATGGCTGGAAAGTAGACGGGGACAATCTATACTTGATGCACGATTTCACTGTTACGCACAACTCAGGCAAGTCCGTCATAGCTATGACCATCCTTCAGTGGCGCAAGTCTCTTAAGCAGATAGTGTCCATTGTCACGCCGCAAGTTATGCTGCAAGAGCAATATGGTGCCGACTTTCCAGATGTGGCTGTGCTGAAGGGTAAGAGCCGGTACGAGTGCTCGGAGTCTACTGACAAAGTTAAGTATACGTGCGAAGATACGCACGACATGTGCGAGAACTACTGCGAGTCTTGCCCATACCTGGCTGCCAAAAGCAAGGTGGATAGGGATGGAGCTGGCGTATTCAACTTCCATTCATTCCTATTTGGCAGCGCCGAGCCCGATACGCTGATCGTAGATGAGGCTCACTGTATATTTGACGTACTATCCGACTACTACACTAAGCATATGTACAAGAGCCAGGATAACTATGGCAACGTGCAGACCATCGGCGATGCTATGATATTCCTTGAGAAAAAACTTAAAGATCTGCGGCCCCAACTGGCTCAATTGAAAAAAGATAAAAATCCGGAGGACGCTAAGGAGATACGGCAACTAAGCCGTGAAATAGCTAACCTTAATACCATAATTGGTGGCGTGCAAGCTAACCCCAAAGAGTTCTTCTTTGAGCGCAAAGATACCGAGTTCCGACGCCAGCCGACTGAGGAGATTAACATCAAACCGCTGGATCTTGGTAACCTTAGCGCTGTGCTGTGGCCCAAGAAGGGTAAGGTTGTGCTGATGTCAGGAACCATCAACTCGCTGGATATTCAGAAGCTGGGCCTAGGTATGCGCCGCGTGTTGACTATTGACTGCCCTAGCGCTATTGATCCTGGTCGTCGGCCTGTCGAGTTTATACCAGTAGCTAACATGAGTTACAAATATCAGGAAGTTAGTGTACCTATCATGGCCAAGTACCTACTCGCTCTGCTTGATAAGCATCCAGATGAGAAGGGTCTGATCCACGTGCCATACCAGTTGGCTGTTAAATTGCGTCCGCACCTGAAGCATAAGCGCCTAATGTGGCATGACAACAAGGATAAAGAGGATGCCTATAAAGCTTTCCGTGCAACTACCCAGCCGGCTGTCCTAGTGGCATCAGGCATGGCAGAGGGCGTGGATCTTCCATATGACGCAGGTCGATGGCAAGCTATCATCAAGATCCAGTACCCAAGCTTAGCTGATAACCTTATGAAATACTTCATGAACAGTGAGCCGTCGTGGTATTCCTGGCTAACGATCAGAACGCTGGTACAGCAGTGTGGTAGGATATGTCGAGGGCCGGATGACTATGGCGTGTCCTACATTTTGGATGTTGCTTTTGAAAACCTTCTTAGGTATAATAAAAGACTGATGCCAAAGTATTTTCTTGACGCTTTACATATTCATAAGAGGCCTACAAAATGAAACTTAAGTACGAGTACAAAAAGAAAAGCATCCTGTGCATTTCAGATATGCACGTTCCTTATCATCATCAGGATGCCTTCAAGTTTCTATCAGCGCTCAAGGATAAGTACAAGCCAGATCTTGTGGTATCTCTTGGGGACTTGGTGGATTGGCACTCTATTAGCTTTCACCCTAAAGATCCAGAACTGGCCGCAGCTGGTGGAGAACTTAAGCTCATTCGCAAGCATGTAGCTGTACTTGAAAAAGTATTTCCTTCAATGATTATCATAGGTTCTAATCACGGAGATCTCCCTCTGCGTAAGTTCAAAGACGCAGGCCTGCCTAAAGAACTGCTGCGAAACTACAATGACATCTATGGTGTCAGCAAAGAGTGGAAGTTTGTTGACGATCTGACGCTGGTCGATGGCCAGGATATTGTGTACTTCACACACGGAATATCCAAGAACGGTCTGAAGCTTGCTACCCAGCGTGGAATTAACGTGGTGCAAGGTCACCATCATACTGAGTTTAGGGTAGACTACGCCTCTAACCCTCGCAACTTAATATGGAGTCTGCAGACTGGCTGCCTTATTGACAAGGAGTCTTTAGCCTTTGGCTATGACAAGCTTAACTTACAGCGCCCTATTATCGGCACAGGCGGAATCTTTAAAGGATTTCCTACGCTGTTGCCAATGATTCTGAATAGTGAAGGAAGGTGGGTAAAATGATTCAATACGTCGCGCTTGATATCGAGACCTCTGACCTAGTACCGCACCCTAACAATGTGCTCACACTGTCGCTGGTTGTTGACCCTGACGATGCCATACCTACTAATGAGTTGCCATGCCTGAACCTGCTGTTCTTGCATAAGCCCAGCACCACGTCGGACTTTGCACTGTCGATGAACAGGGATATATTCATGGCCCGAGCCCTAGTCTCCGGCTCTGATCCATGGTATGCAGCATCAATGTTTGACATTGAGATTGCTCAGGACATCTTGGCTGACTATAAAGTAGTCAGTGGTTGGGATGAGGCTATACCTATGGTCAAGTCATTCATCAGCCAGCATGGCGTCAAGACTTTAGCTGGTAAGAATGTAGCCAGCTTTGATCTGCAGTTCATGCCGCCAGTTATTAAGAAGCTATTTAGTTCAAGGGTCTTGGATACTGGCAACATGTACGTGCGTTATGACGACACCAGAATACCGGACCAGGGCGAATGCCTTAGGCGCGCCCGACTTAACCATCTGATTACTCATGACGCATATGAGGATAACATCCAGACTGTGCTGCTTATCCGTAACTACTTTACGCAACAGGAGGTTCAAGATGGATTACGTAGCTTATGAAAACTGGGTCAACTCTCGATATCCAGCTGACCGTATACCAACCAGGGCTGCCAACCTAGCAGCTAACGCCGAGTTGATTAATGCGGTGCTCGGACTTAGCGGCGAGACTGGCGAGCTGGTCGATCTGGTTAAGAAGTGGACCTGCCATAATCAGCCGCGCAATGATATGAAGTTGTTGGCAGAGGCTGGCGATTTATTCCATTACTTCACAAGGGTTATCCACTTGCTTGGATTCTCGCTGCCAGTGGTTATGGACCACAATCGCGAGAAGCTGCTGGCCCGCGATGCAGCTGAGCCTACTCGTTACATGAATGACGAGAAGCTGGTGGATGATCTCAATACAATCCTTCAGCTGCAACTGGACTACGCTAAGCAGCAAAAGGAGCAACAAGATGGCGTATGAGAGCATGGATCTTGGGTGTTTAATGTGTGGGTATAAGCATACCGACCTTATAGACCGCGCACATAGGGACGAATGGTTCACGTGTCCAGCTTGTAGCGAACAGTCCTTTCGCCGCATGCTGTCAGCACCCAACATCAGGACGTCAGACTCGGCCACATTCCTGGATGGTACACGCAAGTTCACAGGACTTAAGGAGCAGGTGGCCCTCAAGAAAGAGGCCAGGGCACAAGTGGCCGCTGAGAAGAGAGCTAAGTTAACTTTACATAAGGAGCAGAAATGAATACACTTGACCACACCGGCCTGAAGCTGGCACTCAAGAACAAGTGGCTTAAGGTTAATGGTGAGTATGAGGTGCTAGACGCCATATACATACCCCTGCTGGAGTCCACACCAGCTAAAGCTAAAAAGCCCCTCATTGTCAAGCTGGACGTTAGCGTCAACTTGTCTGATAGGTTCACAGCCTTTGTCGAATACCATCCATCTCTAAGAACCAAGGGTACGCTTAACGGCCCAACCATACTGCACGGCAGTCACCAGGAACTGATCGAGTTCCGATTTATGGCTGATGAGGATATGGATCTTGGAGAGTTGCCCTGGATTGCCAAACTTATTATTGCCAAAGTTCAAGCTTAATTCAAAGGAGACGATATGAATATTGATACGAGTACGCTGGAACAGTGGATGGAAGTACAGTTTCAATCACTTACAGCAGAACAGAACAAACCAATTACTAGCGAAGCTCAGGCCTCCTTCTACCTCAAGTGTCAAGGAGCCATTGAGCTTCTTGTAGAGCTACAGAAGGCGGTCAGTCGTGCCAAGCAATATAGTGAGTCTGTCGGACAAGAGGAAGCAGAGGGCGGAGAGCCAGCGGGCGAAATCCTCGACATCAATTAGCCTAGATCAGAATCAGATTCGAAGTCTCGTTTCTTCAATTCAGGAATTACAGGAAGAACTCTTAGAACAGCGCCAGCTGCTTGATAGAGTTTTTCTTCTTTTGCGTAAGCACCACAGCAAGGACACTTCCTTAGATCGGGACGTTTGAAGTTGTCCACCACTAGCATGTACCCGCTGTAGCACTTCCTGCAAATCATTAATAAGATCCCTCAATATTAAAGGGTGGGCTAACGCGCTCCTCTTCATCGTCCTCTTCTGGCGTAGGCATCTTGGGCATCTTAGGTGGGATCTTAAGGCCATCAATGTCCTGTTGAGCTGGGTCTGAGCCAGGCATGCCGCCAACATACAGCTCGTCTAGGAGCTTGAGCAGGCTGCTACTTTTAGATCTGTCATCAGCGGCCATGTTCTTATTCCTTGTTGAGGTGTTTCTTGACTAAGTCCAGGAACTCGTCATCAACCACGGTGTCTGTGTGTTCGACAACTTTAGTTGACACAAATAGAAGCAAGTCCTCTAGGGCGGCGGCGGTCAGTAGCTTCATTCCAAGTGCCAACAGGGTTTGTACTACAAAGCTCATATTAATCCTCAGGTTTATCTAGCACACCCGCACGTTGCAGGCGCTTGGTTGTTGCGTTGTACATACCGTAAGCTGGTATGAACGGAGCGGCGGCATTTAGTATCTTACCGCCAGCTTGCTGAATTCTAGCTGGCATCTCTTCCGGCTCTAACTCAGGCAAGTCTGTGACAGTCTTTACGCCTTCCTTGGCCATGTCATATCCTGCCTTGAGTAGCGGCGGTGGCTGAACCATCACGCCAAGCACAGGAGATATGTCCCTAAGTTTATCGCCAAAAAACAGTTTTGCTGTAGGAGGTAAGTCTTCTCTTTTATCTTTTAGCATGTAGTCGCCGGCGCTTAGTGCTGCCAATGGGAACAGGTATTTACGCACCATAGGGAATGCTGCGCCAAGCCCCTTCTTGTAGACCTCCTGCTCAATGTCGGAAGCTAGCGTCAGTGGGAACTTGGTGAAGGCTGTAAGCATAGACCCATACTCACGACCCAGCCGGCTCATGTCGGCATTAGTGTAGGAATATTGGTGCTTTATATTGTAGTGCTGGCGCAGTAGATCTCTGGCCTGCTCGACCTTTCCACTACTTAGGCCTCTCTCTATGCTGGACCGGATGCCTACCGGTATCTCAGCTAGCAGCTTCAGTGCTTTGGGGTTACCCTTCTGCACATCTGCCAACACCCTGTCCGCCATATGCATAGTCCAGGTACGGTTAACTTTGTCAGCTTCGCTATACAGGTGCATTAGGTTCTGTGCGAACTTGTCATAGCCGCGCAGTCCCTTAACAAAGGCATCAGGTATGCCCGACTCTTTAAGGCCCTGTACAATAGCTTCAGTAGACGGACTCTTCATAGGTCCCTCATTAGCTAGGCCAATCACGTTGGGGTCGGCACCCTTCCAGCCTTTGGTCATGAGGTCCTTGAAGCTTAGCGCAGTAATCTTAGCGGCATATGGCTCGCCGGCAATGGACGCAATGTCGGTGGATCCTGACATCACCGGCTGCGTTAAGTTACGCATAGCTGAATATGGATTTAAATTCAATAAGTTATGGTACATATTGCCCATAGACCACGGCACAAACTCAGGAGCCATGCGCTGCATAAAGCCTTGCATCTTGCCAATCGGCGTCTTGGCGTCGTCCATAGTGCGTTGGCCTATCAGTCGCCACTGGCTAGCCTTTTCTTGGAAGCGGGCCTTTGTGGCGGACGGAGCGCCCATCAGGTTCTCATATATATTCTGGAAGTACTCAGCGGTCTTGGGCATACCCAGCGTCCTGGCTGACTCAATCTGAGCACTCAGGCGCGCCATTGGCACTTGATATAGGCCGGCCTTCATGTTGCCGTTGATATAGTTGGCCATCATTTGTGGTATGTCACGGTTGACTAGGTAAGGAGGTATATCGTGGTCGCGACCAAAAGCAGCAGACGCCTCCAACGTTTTGGTTGCGCCTCGCTCCTCAGACTTGCGCACCAGTTGATTGGTAATAAACTGCTTAACTTCCTGGCGAGTAGAGTCCGGACCCAGCTCCAGGCCATACTCTTTACCCAAATAGCGCATGCCATCCCAGAAGTGCTTCTGCTCTTTGTCTGACATGTTGCCGTCGAACAGACGATCAGCGGCGCGATCTAGCTTCAGGCGCATTGTATCCGTGTCCATCATGGAGCGTGGCAGATACACCGACTGCTTGCCGTATGGCTGAAACTCTTGTATATTTAAACCATACTCTTTATTTAACGCGTCTTTGGCAGTTTTGAAATAGTTAACAATATCCTCCTCGACACTACCTTTCTTGTATTTACCTTGAGTTACTCGCTGATACACGTCTCGGCTGAAGTCATCAAAATTATTATACTTACCAGGCGTGCGCTTATTGGCCTCAGCCATAGCTGTGTACATCTTGCTCTCAACATCCAAGGCCTTCTGCAGGAATGGTCTGGCGCCAGACGCCAGCTTGTTCTCGGCCTCGATAGCTCCCATGATGGACCCTGTGAAATCTGATCCGTACTTAGCGTCCACGCGCTGGGCGTTGAAGTTGGCAGGGCGTAGCCATGACATGAATCCCTGCACTGGATCCGACTCATTGACGCGCAGTTTGTTCATGAACTCTGACTTAGTTTCGCGAGCTGCTTGTAAAAATGCCTGTGTATTCCGGTACTCAGCATATAGTTTCTTCTGCATGTCTGGCGAGAACTGACTCATATTTTTTTGAAAGTCTTCAAGGTTATCAACAGCTCGCTCCATTATCTTGGCAGCTCTGGAATTTTGCTTGCCCTCTGTGCGAGTAAAGGCAGCCTCGACAGTTTCGGGAGCCTTATTAAGCTTTAATTGGTATTGCATAAATAAAGGATCTTGGCCTTTGATAGCCTCATCCAAGTTGTCAGGTATGGAGTCTAGGATCTTGTGGGCCTTAGGTGCCAACTCTGGCAAATCATTAATCACGGCGGTCGACGCCTTGGGTCCTAGTAGTGCAGACACGCCCTTAACAACGCCATGCAACGTTCCGCCAACTGCGGCACCAACTCCGGCACCGACTGCGGTCTGTGCTAGTTGCTCTTTAACATCTCCCTCAGCCCCACCGAATCCGCCAAGTGCTCCAGCAGCTGCGCCCGCCCTAACAGCCGCGCCTAGAGTCTTGCCTCCAGCTAACCATCCAGCTCCAGGCAGTGCCAGCCCTGCGGCCAATCCCGACGCCATGAAGGTCTTTGGGTTAGCCTTCTCAGCGGCGGCATATTTAGCGCGGGCCTCGTCGCGAGATCTAGTATATATCTCTGAGAAACTTTGAGTATCGCCATTAGCTTTATGAGCCAGGGCTTCGGACAGGCCGGTCAGTTCGTCTGCAGTATTAAACAACACGCCCTGAGCAGCACCACGCAAAGCTGATTCAGTATAACTAACTGATCCGGCTGAGGGCTGTCCAGGACCTATGTCCGCTAATGGATCTCCATAAGATTCCGCAGGTCCAAATGCGTCCCCTAGCGGATCGCCCTCTATAGGTGCAGGACCTGGACCAATCTCGCTCAGTGGATCTCCCATTACCTAACCTCGAAATCTGGGTTATTTCTGACTGCTGGCAGCCTTGGGTCATTAGCTGAATACTTACCAACCACACCGGTCTTCTTGTTGCGCACAGTGACCATATTTGCACCAGGAGCGGTCGATTGGCCGGCAGCTGTGGCCGCCGCATTAGCTGATGGCGTATTGGCTATAGCTAACTCGCTAAGCTTCTGCGTCAAACCGACTAGTGCTTTATCGGAAGACTTGGGGTTTTTACCATACAACATACCGGGTTCTGTCAGTATGGCTTCCCACTCTTCTTTAGGTATGCTCTTTGTTAGCGGACTGGTTTGCAAGACAGCCAGCGCCTTAGCAGACTTCATCTCTCTGGTGCCCTTAGACCCAAAGATACCGTTTACAGTTTGAGCCAGCTTGGCATACTCTTGCTCGCGCTTAAGGGCAGCCTTGTCAGCAGTGGCTCCGTCTTTGCCGGCTGTCTTAGCTCCGGCTATTTCGCGTTTAGCCTTAAGTTGTTCTGCGGTCAGAAGGCCTTTAGCTTCCATGTCCAGGCCTTTTAGGCGACCCTCTTCAGTAGCCTTGAACTTATCCAGATTATAGGCGTTGGTGTCGCCGGCATCACGGTCCAGGCGATCAGCTCTGCGCAGCTTATCCTTCATGCCCAACTCTGCATTGTCGCGCGTGTCCTGCTTGCCAGTCTTATACTTATTCAGTAGGCGCTCGTATTCATTCTCAAACTTAGGCGCATCTGGCTTAAGACCGGCCATGTCCACATCATTCTTTAGCCCGTATTGCGCTGCAGCAAATTTGCCCAACTGCGTAGCTATTTCACTATAGAGTTGTCGTTTCTCAATATCTTTGGTATCACTCTCTTGTTGTTGATCTAGCTGTGCCAGGCGATCTTTAAGGTCAGCAATGTCGGCAGTAAGATCCACGCCCTCGCCGCGCTTCTGCTGAGCAGGAAAGTTGGTCTTAGCCATCTCCTTAGCTATAGCGGCCAGCCTGGTTGATATATAGTTGGGATCCATATTGATGTTGATTGGGCTGCCGCCGTTGCCTTCAGCTATTAGCTGCTCAGCTGACTCATCCGCTGGCGCCGGTTGATTGAGCGCAGCTTGTTGCGAATCTTCCACTGGGATCAGCGGACCATCTGGAAAGTTGGCTACACGCTTACGCAGCTCATCGTCTGGTATATCATACGGATCTGCTGAAGGTAGTGCTATTCTATCAGACGGACGCGGGGGACGAGTATAACCTGCCATTGAATACCTCTTATGAATTAGCTGATCCAACAGCTGAACCTAATGCATTTCCTACTGAAGCGCCCAATGCGCCGCCAGCTGCAGCGCCGGCAGTTCCGCCTACCGGTCCGCCGCCATATATTGCGCCGACAACCGCACCGGCCACAGTACCAACAGTCTGGAATATCACCATACTATTGCGCTTTTTGGCTGCCTCTTTCTTCATCTTCTTTTCTATCTCAGCCTTCATAGTAGCTAGCTCAAGCGCAGTCTGGCGATCCAAGTCGCCCTTTTCCTTGATATACCCCTGCTGTAGCGCCTGACTAATACGCTTCTCCATAGCATCCAGCGTCAGTATATACTGATCGGTCTCTTTCATTAGGCCGCGCATCTCGCCCTCAAACTCTTGCTGAGTCCTGGCATTACTGATCACATAATCCTGCAACTGACGCTCATTGGTAAACTTGCGGCCCATCTCGTCTTTCTCGAAACGAATGCGGCTGTCGATCAGCTGGTCCTTCACATCACTACCAAGGCGCATGAGGTCTTTGCGCTGCTGGATGGTAGCCATTTGCAAAGAGTTGTCTTGATCAATACCAAGCTGAGCTAAGTCATTAGTATCTTGGATCTCTTTGTCCATTGTACGCTTGCGCGACTGTAGCATAGCGTTGGCCATCTCGTCCTGCTTAAGGGAGGATAGGTCGGCAATGGCTTTGTTTTGCACAAGTTTGCGCTGCGCAAGTTGACTTTGCGCTCCGTTCTGAAGATTGGCGTTGCTCACTTGCTGAGCCTGGCCGGCCTGCTGGACTTGAGATTGCTGCATCTGAGCTGCATCCTGCCCCTGCATTTGAGCAGCTTGCTGAGCCAGTTGCTGACTAGCTGCCGTCTCTGCCTGTTGCGCCGGTAAAGCTCCAACTTGGCGCTGAAGCATAATATCTCTTGCGGCTTGCCGCTGTTTGGCTGCCTCTTCATTTACACCTGGTGTTGTTTGAGCCAATGCGTCAAAATCCATACTTACCTCGTCACGGAGAATTGGTCTACACCGGTTGGGTCAAACGTGCTAGCTGCCATATCTGAACTTAGCTTACCACTAGACCCAGTGGTAGTCGTGGTAGATGAGTCTTTAAACTTACCCCAATCAGTGCCAGCTGCAGTACTTATTGCTGATACGCCAGCCGTAGCCATCTCACGTTGAGCATTGTCCCTCATGTTGGCTCTTGCCATCTCTAAGGCTGTGTTAATATCCAGCGAAGCTAGCTGCCTCTGAAAGTCTCTATTGGTTATATCTTCTCCGCGCTTGAATTGCAAGTCGCTCATTAGCGCGTCAAGGCTATCGCCATATACAATTCTAGACTTCTCTTTGGCCCAATTAGATTGGTCGTACAGTTTGCGCTTTTCGCCAATGCGATTTAGCTCATCAATGTACTTTCGATCTTGCAGTGCAAGAAGCGTGCCAAACTGCTCAAGCTGAGCCGCGTCTTTGCGGAAGGCCAGCTCTTGGTTGGATCTTGCGAAGTCCGCAAATAGATCATCGACTTCCATGCGGCCCTGAGCGGCCAGGCCTCGCAACTGAGACTCCGCTTGTGCGCTAATACCGCGCAGCTTACGTTGTTTAGCGGCGTCCAGTTCGACATTCTGCATCTGCTCCTGAGCAGCCAAGCCGCCCTGGTTCCTGCTAGCGTCGGACGTAATTCCTTGTCTATTTAAATCAAAGGCTTGCTGCTGAGCTGCTCCAGCCTGTTGAATTTGGTTCTCAAGTCCAGTACGTTGGGCTTGTTGGCCGGCACCTTCGATGGCAGTAGATACGGCGGCCTGTTTAGCTTGCGCCTTATTCTGATCCTGCGTTGCCTGCTCTAGCACGTTAGACGCAGCCGGAGAGGCCGTGCCCATCTTGCCCTTTTTAGCGGCTAGCAAGGTCTCTATGCGGCTCTGGTTGTTAACCGGAAGCTGCGTCTGAGACTGGGATAGCTTGTCAAATAGTGTAGCCATTACTTACGTCCTGTTATTAGCCGAACCCATTGCTTTTCATATAAGCTGCCAAATCCTTAGCATTCCTACTATTAGGATCGGAGAAATCTGCGACATATGAAGGATCGGCTTTTATTTTATCAGATATAAATGTCTGATATGCCCGCGCTTCTGTTGCGGGTATTGCAATATTATAATATCCACTAATATTAGATTGCGTTCCTTTATATGCCTTATAGGCTTGCCATGCGGACCCACTAGCCCACGGCGCCCAGCCGTCGCGGGTCTCAACTATAGGGCCTAACTCGGTCTTTAGTCTGGTCTCCCCATGCGAGCGCAATGCGCCATTTAGCTTTTTAATTGTATCGGCAGCTTTGGGATCACTAGAGTTTCGCAAATTGTCAATATAATCCATCACAGCTCTAATACTCTGCGGCCCCTCTTTCCCAGCAAATTTACTTTGTAGATCTCTAGTGTACGCTCTCAGGCTGCTCTCTATACTGCTAACTACTCCGATAGCTCTAGGATCTGTGGATTTACGCAAAGAGTCCAGTTCACCCATGACAGTTTTAACACTCTGCGGAGTAGGTCCGCCACCAGCATCAAGTCTAGTTTGTAGATCCTTAGTACGCTCGGCTACATATTTGTTGCCCATATCCTGAATAGCTCGATTAAGTGCAGCATACTTTTCTGTTTTTGGCATACCACTATTCTTATATGTATCTCGTAACTTAATAAGATTGTTGTATGATTTCTCATCACTGTACAACGTGTTTATGTATGGCGAGAAGTCTCCTGTCTTCATAGCTGTCTGAAGTCCAGGGTCAGCGTATATACCTGAACCAGTAGCCGATGCAACTTTCGTGCCAGTGGCCGCGTTCTTCTCACTCAGGGTCTGATAGCCATTTGCGCCAGTGCCATACTGCTCTGCACCTCTGAAATATTCTATGCCTTTGCCGGCTAATTCAGTTTTGCGGGCAGCGGCCAGCTTGCGTGCGTCATTTGCATCAATTACGCCATCAGGCTTGCCATCTGGCCCAGTAACATCCATAGCGGCAAAATCTTTAAGTGCTGCAGCTGCTTCAGGATCGCCGTATTCGGCTCTGGATTTGAGGTCAGCATAGCGAGAGTTAAGAGATGCCGCTTGGCCGCCAAACACATCATTGACTGCGGCTGCGTCATTGTCAGACAATGCTGCTTTCTGTTCAGTGAGGAATTGCTTGAACTCCTCGACCATCGGCTTATTTAGCTGGCCATCTTTATCAAAATACTTCAGCTGATCAATTGTAAGTCCCTTAAAGTCTGGATCCGTTCCGACAGTTTGTATATAGCCAGGCAAATTAGAGAAATTCTCTACAGACTGAAGTTCGGCCGGAGAATACACTTTCTTATTAGGGTCTAAGTCGTATCGTGATTGTAGCCCAGGGCTGGCCTTAACTTTATTATACGTAGTGGCTTGCTGTTGCAACTGCTGCGTGCTCATTCCAGCAACCTGATCAAGCTCGTCAGGCTTGAAGCTATTGATATAAGTCCGGCCTTCAGGGCTAGACTGTGCAAACTGGTACACAGGACTGGCTTTAAGTTTAGTATCCATATCAGCCAGTTCGGCCGCAGTATACGCCCTGCTTGGGTCATAGCCAGGAACCAGCTTAGACAAAGCCGCCTTATCTTGTAGCACATCTTTACCTAAAGCCTGGACGCCGGCTTGGGTAGTATTGAATGCGGTCTGTGATTGCTTACCGGCCTGAGCCGCTTGCTTTATAGACGACTCATTCTGCGTCATCCACTGCACAAGCGGCCCGAACTGAGCAGATGGTATTAGCTTTTCGCGCTCTTCTGGCGACGAGATTGCCCACTGCTCAATAAGATCTGAAAATTCCTGATCTTGCAGTAACTGATCCACGCGCATGTCCTGGTCGCCAACCTTGACGGTAGACGCCATGTCGATAGGCTGGAGGGCCTGCTCTACCTGCTGCTCTTGGCCGACACCGCCGGCTTGAGTAAACGTCTTGAGTTGGCCCATTGCGGCCTGCTGTTGCATACCAGTCTGGTTGAGCGCTTGTGCCTCAAGGTTCTCTTTCTCGCTGGTTACTTTGGTGCGGTAGGCCTGAATCTCTTTAGTCAGGTCTTCAATGCTTAATGATCCGACGTCCTTACCTAGCTGTTGGCTCAGTTCTAGCACGCCACCGGCATAACCCATGTCGCGTATGTCAGCATCCAGATCGCTGCCTTTGAGTTGAGTAACATCGGCTGCGCGGCCAAGGGCGGCATCTGTAGTTTCGAGTAGGTTGTTAATTTGAGCTGGAGCAATACCAAGATTCTGAAGAGTTACAAGAGCCTGTTCTTGCTTGCTTGGGTCATTAGCATAGTCTGTCAGCGCCTGAGTAGCCTGAGCATACCGTGGATCGGTAACTGGTATAGTCTTACTTAGTTCTGATTCATTAGTTGATCGCTGCACAGGTTGTGCGCCAGCCTGGTTGATGCGATTCTCGGCCAGCTTCTGGACGCGAGTATCCAGGCCGGCCAACTTAGCTAGCTTCTGGGCGTCATCTAACTGCGCCTGTTGTTGGTTACTTACCGTAGCAGACTGCTGAGCATATCTATCAGACAGACTAAGTTGATCCTGCTTAGGCGCAAGATTCTCTTTTATTACTGCATTCTTACGGACCTGAGTGCCAGCCATATCCTGTTGCTTAGGAGTAGCACCCAAAGACTGAGCGGCTGCCGCGCTGGTTACTTGTGGTGCGTTGAGTTGTGCCAAGCGATCACGGAGCGTCGTGTCCTGCACTTCTTGCAATCCCTTAGCTGTTCTAATAATTGCCATTTATGGGCGCTCCGTAACTTGCTGTGTTCCTAGGTGAGACAGGCCGGATACAGTATAGTCTATTCCAGCTAAAATAACACCCTCGTCTTTTGTGCTGTTGACATACTTGATTTGCATGTAGTTAGACTTGCGTCTAGGCATAGATGCTTCAGCAAATACCACTTTAGTATCGGCACCTTTGACAAAATTAAGCGTGCCAGCAGACTCAAATGGTGACTGCAAATCGTATGCAACATATATGCCAGTATTGGTAGTACTGCTATCTTTTAACTGAAAGTGCGATGTTACATATGGCACAACCTTGCGTACGCCCGACGTGCCAAAGTCTTCGGCTCTAAGTAGCATAACCATCTCGGCCACTGCTTCGCCGTCGTCGCGGTAGTCAGTTGAGTCGCCCTCATTGCGCACCTTAAACACAGACCCGGTCGAGGTAGCGAAGTAGGCATTAGCACCCAAGTTAGCCCACCCAGTAGCTGGGTGATTGGTGTACTCAGTCCATGCGCCAAATGGTCCTTCATCTTCATTTTGATGGTTGTATACCAGCACGTTAGAGTTCTTCTCGTTACCAACCAACGGAACTGACAGCTTGTACGTTGTGCCTATGGCGTAGTGGGTTGCGGTGGCTGCTGATAGGGCGTCCACGTTGATCTCGTCCTGATACAGGTTTTGTATGTACAGGCCGGCAAACACGATGTTGAGGCCGCTATCCAACTTATACACACCGCTGTTGTTAGCGAACATAATGCCATCGCGCGTAGGAGCGATAGAGTGCGGCGCTGTACATCCAAGGCCGCGACTACGCAGCTTGCTGGATACTCCGGTATTCATATCAACAGCATAGATGGAGTTCTGCTTGAATATGATCAGCAGTTGTTCTTGCTGAGATGCAGAGAATGCGGAGGCTCCGAAGAATGGCAGCCCTCCAGTTATTTCTTCTCCATCTGCTGCGTTAACATCGATAACATTAACAGCAGGACTGTTACTAAGGTCAGGACCATAAAATATCTCAGGATAATTCTCGTATGAAACGATGGCGCGCGATGGAAAGATAGGCGTGCTTGCCTGAGCTTCTGAACTAGCCGATCTCTTGCTTCCATCAACATACCAACTTGCTCCTGTTATTGCTGTGGTCAGCGTGACTTCAAACGTGGCAGACTCCACGAGGTCTTGTCTAAACACGATGCGTCCAGGCCCCTGAGTAGTTCCTGCTGCGGCGGATATCCACGGCGTGAATGTCGTTTGTCCGGTTAGTGTGACATCCGTCATACGCATCACAGAGTTTACTGCAGCCGCTAGGCGCTGTATAGCTGTAAGTTCATTAGGGACGTTGCCGCCAATTTGTGCATAGTTTCCATCAGTGCTGATAAACACAGGCACGTCAGAGGCTACTGTAGCCTTAACCCATGAATCTGGATAGTCTGCACTTGCGGCCACGTTTGCATTGACTCTGAATTCAGTTGAGCTGAGTACAGAAGCCACTTGATACCAGCCGGAGAACCTCAGGCCTTGGTCGTTACCGGTGGCAGCATAGAATAGGTATACCCAGTCCTTGGCTGCCAATCCGTGCGCCGCACCAGTGGTAACATCGAACCTATAAGATCCAACGTTTACAGAACTTACTGTGCCAGATCTGGTATCTAGGAATTCAAAATTTACCCGATCGACCATGTTGGTTGTTGGTGCTGTGTCTGTAGAGTCTCGTCGCAACAACACAGTCTTATTATCTAGAGCGGATACAGCCAGCGAGCCGAAGCCTTCATCTGCTCTCAGCACTGCATCTAGTTGCGGGTAGCCTTTAACATTCATTAAAACAAGTTTGTTGTTCATGGATGTCACGTACTTAGCACGCAGAGGTTGTGACCATAGCGTGCCTATCTCAGCGCCCACCAGTGCGGTGTTAACTGGGTCTAGCGTCGACAAGAATGTGTCAGACGTGGCGTCAGTGAACTCTATATAACCCATGCTATTGTTAAAGTTGAGGTCAACGACTCCAACGCGATAGTATGGCCCATTGGATCCTGCTAGCGTGCGGTAGACTTCGATGTCGAGCGAGTCATAGTTATACATGTCAAACGCAGGCAAGCCGACCATCTTGTGTTTAATCTGTCCGGTAGCTGACATGTCGATAACGTAATCATCCAGGCCAGTTGCGGCACCTGCTACTATGTTACCGTTGGCGTCGATTGCATTCAGTCGGAAGTAATATTTGAATCGATTAACCAGCGACACTGAGGTCACAGATCCGGATGACGCGATGGCTGCAGCAACTGTTATAGTCCCGCTACCTCCGCTTGAGCTGATTGTGGACACAATATAAATGTAACCAAGGTTAGACTTGACCGTATCACCAACAGAGAAGGCAGCCTGTGCTCCCAGCGCTACTGTAAATGTCGAGCCAGAGGCCGTTGCTGAGGCCGTGGTTGTGTTCTGTGGAATGGATGGCGTAGTTGTATCCACATTACAGAATAGCTGCGGAGCCCAGTACTGCAAGCCTGCGCGGTACACATTAGTGCCGTCGTATTTTAATACTTCATCGTCGCCGTTGGTGAAGTACATATTATTAGCTATGACGGTAGACCGTACAATAGATTGGTCAGTGAATCCGCCAGATGGCAGATCCTGGTATGTGGTGTTAGGCGGCAGATCATCAGTAGTTACTGGAGCTTCCAGCGGTACCCAACGCTCGGCTGTGTACAGCTCCATTGGCGACGAGTCGTCATAGATCTCAAGGGCCTCATCCAGCTCTAGCGTAGGGCCGACGATAAATCCAGTATCTCCTGAGTCATTATAAGAAGATAGGAATTTGAATATCTTAGATGTCACAGTCTCAGTTATAACATACTCGCCATTGATGCCTGGATAGTCTGTAGATATCAGGATTACTGACATACCAACAACAAAGTCTGTGTCGTTAGTCATAGTTACCGTGGTAGTGGTTCCGTCGCCAGCAAACGAACACGGATTGGATGTTGTGTTAGTTGGGTTGATGTACAATACCCTAGGCTGCCTAGCTATACCAGTCACGCTCAGCATGTCGCCGCGCACAAAATTAGTGGCCACGCCAACAGGCACTAGGGCTGACGTCCTGGATCCATACACTTTGCTCGATAGCGCTATGGTATAGTAGGCAGTTACGCCCTTGAGCAGCACAGTGTAGTCGTTATGCCCGCCGCACTCAAACGAGGAGTTGGAGGATATAGACACCATGTCGCCGTCCAACAGCGCACTGGTTGGTGAGTTGCTGGTGAACTTGTCAGTGAACACGGCCGCCCTAGCCAACATACCAGACTCATTGTATCTGGCTGATGTCATTAGGGCGTTAGTAACTTCTATATAATTATCAGTATCATCAACACTAATAATTGCAAACGTCCCATTGTGTATAGATCTTGCACATCCTGTCGTAGTCAGGTAATCATACGACGAGTTTATGCAGCCAGACAGCGTGCCGGACTTGTTAGTTAATGCTAGGTAGTATCTAGCTACCCCTGAGGATACGTACTCAACGGATGTCACTAGCGCGTAGTTAGTAGATGATATATTGTCCGCTCGCAATAGGCCGGCAGTTCGGGCTGCTGTAGCTCCAGTTGCAGCAAAGGCCGGCCCTATTGACACACTGCTACTATTACGAGTATCCAGCACTACCTGCGTTGCGCCGAACTTGTAGGATGTCGCGGCCTCATCATAGGTTGCCGCTTTCATAAGCACGCCGTTGATGCCGGCCATCAGCCTAGCTTCACCTTCGCGCTTGTACGAGTCAATATGCATGACCTTGGCGCCGTTGGGCGTGGAGCTGTCGTACAGATCATCCTGGTTGAATCCCCACACAGTCAGCTGCGGACTGGTGTCGGTGTACACAGATGTGTCGTCTGGAGTAGGCAATGTAATGAAGTTGGCTTGCACGCCCATGGGAGCTAGCACTATAATCATGCTGGTGTCTGTAAGTAGCGAGCTGAACGTGAGGGTAATTTCACCGGCCACTGAGTCATAGCTGACATCGTCAGGTATAATCATAGCATTGGTATTGTCATAGCAAGTGAACGCAAAGAAGTCGTAGTTGCTTGTAATCGTAACTATGCCAGTGGTATATGGCACTGTTACTGATGTTATATCAGTAGGCGCAGGGGACAGCATCAAGGCCTTGATGGATGTTGTTACCGGCAGTGATGTGGTAACAGTTAGCACAGGCGTGGACTGATCCAGCACTACTGCGTCGGGGATAAACTGCTCCCATACACCGGCGTTGTCCAGATAGAACTGCAAAATCGGTATGACTGTATCTAATGCCGATATATCTATTATTTCTGGCGAGCCTGTCTCAGTATATGTATATACTAACTCTTCTCCAGACACACCAGTTACTTCGAAACTTGAGACAAATACGTCTATATCAGACGCTAGGCCCGACCAATCTATGCTGGCATCGTATGGCACTGTGCTATCAATATTATAGTCGTCTGCCCAGAACCACGAGCTGGACGCAGATCCGGCTAACGTGTTGCGCTGAGTCATCAAGAACAGGTCGTCTGAAGATCCTGGGTTAAATCCTGTGCCTGTGCCTGATGGAGCTGAGAAGGTATAGGGTATGGAGCCGGCAAAAGTTGAGTAATAGTGCCCAGTGTCAGAAGCCCTGACAAACTCAACAGCTTCTCCGAACACCGATGTAGCATTGGACAGATGACCATAAACAACCACAGGGCGCGCGCCGGCATTTACAAAAGATACGTTGGCATCAAAGAATAGCTTAAGCTCGCCGACGCCGCCAGATCCGGCCGTATGTTGCGCCTCTAATACACGCAGTGGCAGCCATCCGCCAAAGCCCTGATAGCCTTGGCGCTTGGTCATTGACTTGTTGTATATATCCACGTTGGTAAGGCGCTCTGAATAGCCAACATCCAGATCATTGGGCGACGACTTGGCATTGATGCCCTTACCAAAATCTTTATTTGTAATGGTCTGGAAATTATATGACATTTCAACACCTTATTGGAAATATCGCAGAAGGCTTCCAGCTGGATTGACGTATGCAGAGTTAGCTTTTCTGATGCGTCCTGGAGGATTGCGGCCGGCCCACATAGCCTCGAGTTCCTTACCAATCTTATCGAGCGCAATCAGCTCTTCCTGTAGCGGCTCGCCAAACCGACGCCTAACGTCAACTACTGCATATTGCAGCAGATAGTCGCAGTATACATCGTCTAGCTCCGGAACGCAAGTACCAGTGACCAGACAGATGTAGTCGTCGGCCGCCAAGTCGGTAGGTATTGCGGTGGACACTGTTAGGCCTAGCACTTCAGTCCTAGTTAGGCCAGACGTTTTAAAGGTCAGTTCATTATTTGTAGTATCAATTGCAGCTACTTGGCACGTGCCTTTGATAGCTCCTGTGTTATAATCTATGAAATTTACATAGGACCCAAAGCCGGTGCTTATGGTGCTGATGGATGAGCCAATGGCGTCCAGCGCTATGAGATTATTGACTGTATCAATCTCCACCACGCGGCCCTGTTGCTGTACCAAAGGCTGGCTGCGCTTGAGGTAGTACAACTTAATAACCACGCCGGCGGTCGGCCTGGGTACTAGTTGTATGTGGTTCTTATACATGATGTAATACAGCGGCCTGGATGTTTGGGAATTAGATCTATACAGTGTGGCCTGCTGTTCACTGATGCGCTGCAGTGGATAGGCTATTTGCTGCTGGTAACTTTCAACGTGCGTAATCCTACGGCCGGCCGCTGATGTGGGCAATGAGTAATTGTACTCGCCGTCAGTCGTAATGTCAACAGACTCCGTGAATAAGTCTGGGTACTTACGCGATATGATGTTTGTAGCATTGCGTTGACCACGATCCAGAGCCTTGAGGATCTGTTCAGTCGTCAGGTAATCCTGGTTATCTTCGTCAGTTGCGTCTCTAACTGACTGAATCAGATCATCAACAGTGGTGGCCATAGTGTAACCCCTTTGGGTTAGTACATTGATTCTTCGTCATCTTCTTCAGCAGGCTCTTCCTCATCCATCAACTCTTTGGGAATTGGCTTGTGCATGCCAGGCTTGATCTCAATTTCTAACTCGCCGCCCTCTTCTGGTTCTGCTTTATCCATGCCAGCCTCAGCTCCGTCAACCTTAGCCCGCAGAGCTTCGATCTCGTCAGCAGCTTGTGGGTATTGATCCATAAATTCGTCTAGCATAGCGCCTATATCCATCATGACAATCTCCTAACTATTTGAAAAGTATGTCTTTAAATGCACTTACTATAGCGGCAACAGCTAGTAGTACGCCTGCGATCCACTTAACACTCTTTATCGGCAAAAGCGCCATTTCTAAGTTCTTCTTCATATCTTTATGCTCAGCTTCCATATGGGCTTCCAGCAGATTGGTACGTGCTATATGTACACGCAGCTGCTCCGCATTACCCTCGTGGAGGACGCCGTGGCGCTCTAGTGTCACGGAGTGCTCAAACATCTTGTCGAGTATCTTATCTAACTTCTCTTCGATGCGACTTTCTTGCATGTTGTCACGCCCTCCTTCAGAGCGCGGGAGGGTTAGGCGATGCGACGAGCATAAAACCTAGATTTGCTGCTTCCTGAATTGAGTATTGAAGCTGTACCCGTACCGGCACCGCCAATTGAATAAGCACCTTGCACTGTGTAAGTCGTGGCCGACGATATATTAACAAACGCACTTGTTCTAACTTGTTGCTGCATAATAGCGTTAACGCCAACAACAGCCACTTCTCGATTGAATAGTAGACGGCCCGAGTTATCTACTTCAGTACCACTTTGAGCGATAATAAACCACGCAGAGACTTCAGAGAAGTTTGGTGCACTTGTGGTTAGTCCGTTGGTTAGGGAGACACTTAAATCGTAGACTATCTCCCAAACACCCGGTTTCAGAGTCAGTGTGCCGTTGCCTAAATTTGAAAGTGTTGTTAATGATAGTGTGCCTGCCGTCAAAGCAGAAGCAGTGTTAACTACTTCTCCGACATAACCATCCGCAATAGCTGCACCAGTCGTCAAGCCCGGCGCTTGTCCAGCTTTATACAACCCACTACTACCGTCTGTGCCCGCGAGACCGAACCCGACTGGGGAGGATGCTTTAGCTTTGCGTACGCGCCAGCGGTAAGTCTGGATACCTGCGTTGTTCCAGTCAGTACCCGCTGCACTATATGCGCCTGTGGCTGCTGCATACCTACCAAAAGTTACTGTAATATCAGTGCTGTTAACATAGGCAACATCTAATCCAATACCGTAGGACGCACCGTTTTGGTTTATAAACGATGTCAAACCATTTTGAAAGTTAGCCGTCTCAATTGCTTGCCAAACTCCACTACTTTTCTGTACTTCGAGGAACAGAACGTCATCAGATTGGATAGGATATTGGAACCTGACAGCTTTAGTGAAGTAGGTCGCAGCTGCACCAGTTGGAACAATACTACCATTAGGCCCTGCTACTGAAGTTGAGACTGTTACAGAGCCGGTTACTGTCACATCACTGTTACTTGCATACTCCACCTGAGCGCCCGCGCCTAAGTTCACAGTGCCGGAACCGGACCATTCGGCGATGGGGACTTCAAAACGTACCGTTACGTAATCACTAGCTCCGAACGTTATTGGTAAAGCTTGTGTCACTGTCTGAGGTGCGGCGTAAGTTGAACTAGCATTAAGAGCAAACACCCTAACACTTGTTGTTGAGTTATAGCCGATTACACCTGGATAGTTTGCCACGCCAGAGTCAAGGATAGTAGCCTGTCCAAGCTGTACGTCATCGGTTGGTCCTGTTCCAATTAGGGCCGAAGTGTCAATTGTCATACCACTGGGCATGTTAATTGTCAGGCCAGCTGAAGTTGGAGCGCCGCTACATAGAACCTTAGCTTCTATTTGTGCCCACGAGCCAATACGCCGATAGAACCCTGTGTAAGTTACGTTGGTAACCCACGAACCTGTAGGTGTCCACGCTACTGAGTTGCTCACCGCCGCGCCTTGCGTGATGGTGCCGTTGCCGATGACGATGTTTGTCACATATAGCGTGTTGGCACTTGAGCGCGTGGTTTGTGTCAGCGAAACTGTGTAAGTTGCACCAGTGTCGCCGTCAAACGTACAGTTAAACTGGCCAGTAAATCCTGCTGGTAGTGTCGTAACAGACGAGCTATCAGAGCTGAGGGAAACGCGTGTGCCGCCGGAGTTATAGACAGACAAACGCCAAACACCCAGCGAGGATGCCGGCACTATCACGTACATGGATAGCTGCAGCTTGGTGGAGCGGATGGCAGTCGGGCACGCGAGGCCGGCCATGTAAAAGCCGCTAGTGGAAGTCTCACTGGACGCGGTAGTGGTGGATATTTCGAAGCAAGTGTCGATGATACCAGCCAGCGGACTTGTAGATGTGCCGCGCGCAGCTGAGTAGTTAGTAGCCAGCGTGACGCCAGTGGAGGCTGACGAAGTCGCGCTTGGGTTGTCGACGATATTAAGCTGGCCAGACCCTGAGCCGCTACCTGAGCCTACCGCTGTCAGGGTGGAGCCATCGTCAGCAAAGAAGGTATCGAGGTCGGTGGCGTAAAGGAGCGTGCCCTCTTTGCGTGTAAGTGTCAGGAGGTTGGCGTAAGTGGCTTTAGGCACTGTAATACGCGAGGTGTTGCTTGCAGTGCCGCCGTCTATGTCTTTGTTGGTGAGGACTACAGCGGCTGCATTCTTAGTTGCATCCGAAGTATTGTCAACGTTGCCTAATCCGACGTCGCCCTTGACTATGCCAGTAGGTGTAGTGATCGCCGGAGATGTACCCCTTACGATGGCTCCAGTGCCAGTAACTCCAGTAGATCCTGCTATATATCCAAGCTCTGCGGCTGTGGTGGCTGAAGATATCAGGCCCTTACTGCCGTCAGTAACCAGCGCCATCGACGCCGTAAGTCCCGATATCTGCACAGATCCTGCAGCAGTGATTCGCATACGTTCAGCTGGAGCGCCGGCATTGGATGTTTTCCACACCCAGTCGGCCAATCTAGTAGTGCCGTTGCCTGTATAGATAGCCAGTTGTTCGGCGGCAGAATGAATTGTACTATTGTGTCTTGGGTGGGCATTTATTCCGCCTATCTCATCGCCATTAACTAAGTTGGCGTTAGCTGCACCAGCTTTGCGGAATTCGATATGAGGATGAGACGTGGACGTGCTGTTTCTATTCTCCAACTGTATCATATTACTAGCTGGAGTAGTCAAGTCGTCATCATTGCGTATCTCAAGCGTCTTAAGGCCTGACGTATTTCCCAAGTCATCAACAACAATCGACGAATTCTGTGCCAATTTCCCAGTAGTTAGGTCATATCTAACCAGGGCATTGTCAGTGGCGCTGGCCGGCCCTGTGATCTTATTAGCTAGTCCGGCGGCGGATACACTGTCGGCATACGTCTTGGCGGCCAGGGCGCTGGGCACCTGAGCGTCAGTCGCGCCTGTGAATGTGCCATCTGTATTAAGTACGCCAGCAGCCAGCATTGCCAGCGTCAGGTTGCTGATAGTGTTGTTGGTGGCGTTGATAGTTTTGTTTGTAAGTGTGTCAGTAGTACTTGATCCGATCAACGTGGTCGCTACGGTTGGCAAATTGACAGTAATATTGCTAGCTGGCACGCCGGCCAGAAGTGTAGTCTTAGCTGAGGCTGACCCCTGATTGAGAACTATGGACAGACCGTCTAGTGAGATTATACCAGCAATTCTCATAACGTAGCTCCAGAAATAAGGGAGGGTGCCCTCCCATTCTAATTACCCAACTCGTGTCCAAGTAGTGCCATCACAGAAGTAGGCATAAGCTCCTACTACGGTAATAGTAGCAACTGCTCCGCCAGTACTAGTTTGCACCAGCACGGTGCCGGCCACACTGGAGGCATAGACATTAACTACTCGGCCTAAACTAGCTGCCGCTAATGGTAGTTTAAGTGTAGTTGTGCCAGAGGATCCGGCCATAGTAACAAACGTATAGCTATCGTCGGTAGCCATGGCAAACGTTTCCGTTGCTGCCAGAGCAAGTAGAGAGTGACCGCAAGCCAAAAGGCGAGCTTCGCGTTTATTAAAGTTTTCTGGGTAGTTACCAAATTGTTGAGCATGGGTTTTTGTAGCCATAATACATTTCCTTTGTAGTTCTAGAAAGAAGGGACTGAGCCGTCATGACCCAGTCCCCATGAGGAGCGAGATTACGAGACGGTGAAATTCGTGACAAGGCCAACCGCAGCTGGATGCACGCAAGTCAGAGTTCCGTGACCTTCCATGTAGGAGCGGATCGAGCGGTCATGACCTGAAGCGTTTGGCTTCAGCATGAATTTTTGGCCAGCTTGTGGCTCAACAAATTCAAAGTCCGAGCCCCAGAACTGGAGGACGTCGCCTTCTGGCACGCACCAGATAGCTTGTTTTGGGCAGAATTCGTCAGCTTCAAAGATCAACGTGTCTTTGCCATGGACATAGCCCAAGACGTCAACACCGCGTTTGTTGTCTTTGATGCTGATGAACCGGCGGTCAGTCTCGCGACTTTCAACCAAAGCATCCAAGGTCTCCCACGCCATCATTGCGCGTGTGTACTTATAGCGATTAGCGCCGACGTTCAATTTGACTTGGCTCATCAGTTTTTGGAAGTCGGAACTATCGATTGGCTGGCCGCCAACATCTCGCTGAGTTCCCTTTACTGCGCCAGTCATGTTGATGCCGTTGACCTTACGGCCATCGTTAGCAGCCAAAGATTGGAGGCCTGGGTAGTAGTACGACAGGGCGTTGTAGTCGTCAGTGGTGGCGACAGAGGCCAAGTCATTCAGCTGTGAGCCATACTTCAGGATAACCATGGTGCTGAGGATGTTAGTAGCAGTTACAGTCAAGGCTGTACCGCTGGAGTTTTGAGCTTGGAGGGTGACAGTGTCGTTAGCCCGATCTTTGTCATATACAGAGTACCATGCAAACGTGCCGGAAGAGACAGTTGGATCAGTCTGTACACCGGCTGTGGTAGCAACAACCACGCGGTCGCCGTACTCAAGCCAGCCCACAAATCCACGGCTGGTGGATGCTGTGCCAAGTGGGAGAACGATTCGGCCAGAGCCGATGGTGCCTGCGCCAGTTGCGGCAGCCAACACGCCAGTACCATCAGCATAGACAGCGGCAGAAAGCTGACGGCTAAGGGTGATAGTCTTGGCTCGGATCTCTTCTGCAAGTGGCTCGCCGTATCGGCTAAAGTCACTGATTGCGCGCTCGATGATAGTTCTTTCAACTTCGATCGTCAAGGCAAAATCTTTGTACTGAGCAGTTCCTTCGCTCAAAGAAGATTTCTGCGCGTTAGGGTATGCTCCGCCGCCTACTGCGACGAAGTTGGCTGCAGATGCGCCGTATGCAGAACGGAGCAGGTATCGCAATTCGCGACCTTCGTCTGCACCCTTCTTTTTCTTCTGGATGTTTTCCCACATCGAGCTATCTTCAGGCAAGTTATTGTAAACTCCGCCTTTGGAGATAATCTTGAGGTACTTACCAATGTCCAATCCACCTAGGTTCGTTACTGCTGAAGTCGTCATCGTTTAGATCCTTATTTTGATTTACTATTCTGAAATCTGAATGCGCGGAATAAGTCCGTCGGGTTAAGACTAGCTAACTTAGCTAAGTCTGCGTCGCCCTGATAATTCTTGGTAGAAGCTGCTTGAGCGGCTGCTGTTGCCGTCTGCTTCTTGCTATCTAGAGCCTTTGATACCTGTGTCTCTACAGCCTCTTGTTGGAAAGACTTCAGTCTCTTGCTGTTCTCAGAGAAGGTTTTCTCGACCATCTTGTTGGTCACCTTGCCGTACTGCTTATGCAACTTCTTGAGATCAAGGATAGATTTCTGATAAACCAGTTCCTTAACGTCGTCAGCCATCGAGTCGTCAACGTTCTTAAAGAACTCGCGGTCGATGCTTGTCTTAAGTTGCTCTTGTTGAGCAGCTAGTTGGGCTTTCTCAGCAGCGTCTTTCTGCTTAGCTGCGGCAGCCATCTCTTTGGCAGTCTTCTCTTCACCAAACTTAAGTCTTTCTTCTAGGGCCTTGATACGCTCTTGTTGTGTGAGCAACTGGCGCTCTTCGTCTGTTCCCATCGTCTTGATGTTGTGTTTAGCAACTTCCTCTTGGATGAGATCATCGTACTTCTGGCCGGTTAGCACTTCAATCAACTTGGACTTATCGTACCGAAGTTGTTCAAGTTTGTCCCAGCTTTCTTTAAACTCACGAGCCTCAGCTAACTGTGTTTGCATTTCGGCCATCTGTTGCTTAACTTTGGCTTGTTCGGCAAAGGCTTTCTTCATGCCGTCAGCCATAGCGAGCTTGCGCTGTACTTCAGCCACTACTTCTGGTTTACTAAGATCCAGTGTGTGCTCTTTACCGTTGGCTTTGTAGGTCAGGGCTGCGGACTTGGCCGCCTCGTCTGCGCGATTAGTCGCAGTCTTATTAGCGTTGTCTGGAGCTACTGCTTCATCAAAACCCAGGTCTCCAAACTCTTTGTTCGGATCCGACCAGAATGGCGAATCAGGAGCCTCAAAGCCGTCTGCCGCGTCTGGTTGTGGTACACTACTGTCCTGAGTGGGTTCAGGAGTTGGACTAGAGAATGCACTTGCTTCCTTCATAACAGAGGACATGTCAACACTTAACTCATCTCGCATACTTACTTCTCCATTTGCATCCTGCACCGTGACAGGGTAGCTTTATATCTCGAATCCTGGGATACCCAGGGTATCTTCAAACTACGCCAGCTTGCTGTAAGGCCGCACCTGGATCTATCGCCCCGCTTACTCCTGGCATGCCGGCCACTTCTGTGGGAGCTGCTGGTGCCGCTGGCTGCTCATTAGCTAAAAGTTGCTCGCGCTCAACAATCTGCTGCCGGATAAGGTCTTGTAGCTCCGGCTCTAAGTACTTAAATTCGGAAGTTTCCAGATATTGCTTAGCCCAAGCCAGCCTTGGAACGTGCTGCTGCATCTCTTTTGGCGGTATATACGTGGGTTTGCCGGATCTGAACAGCGCGACCATTTCTTCAAAATCTTCCATTTGACGATCTGCAGCCATCTCATTGATATCGTACAGAGTTTCAAGTTCGTTAAGTTTGAGATGCTTGAGGATAGTCTGAGTAGACACGCCGGCTTTCTCAAACATAGGCATCATCAGCATGATGGCTTCGCGGCGCATGTTAGGATCAATAGGCAGACTGGTGCCGTATTCAGCAATAATGTCGTAGCCGCCAGCAATGTCTGCGCCCTTTAGCTTAATAGATTCAAAGGCTTTATCTCTGCCGATTACCTGCACGATGCGTGGAGTGGTCCAGTGCTGCTTAACGAGTTCCAGGTAGTCTTTATAGATCTCTCGTACCACAGTCTCATATTTCTTGAGAAGGCGGCGATGGATAGCAGTTCCAGCCTGGATGGCTGTTTGCTGAGATACAGCTGACTGCTCACGTTGCTGAATGCCCAGCATGGAGTCGTTTATGCCATACAGGTCCTGCAGCTCGGAGCGGTAGCTGTCGCGAAACTGCCATGCATCTGGCATCAGTGTGGGAGGGCTGACAAACCTGATGGAGTTGGTATCTTGTACGCCAGTGGCCTTGACCCAGTCCCACGAGCTGTTGGATATATCATCGTCGCCGATATCCGCACCATCTGGAATAACCATGCGCACAACGTTGTGGGCTTGAATTGCGTCGAGGGTGTTGCTATCAATTCGGTTGAGCATGTCCTGGATCCTAGCGGCGTACTCTGCTACGGATTTGGCGTACACTGATCCAGGGATATCAACATAAGTAAAGAACTTGTAAGGAAGTCCTTTAGTTGGGTGCGGATTCTTGCATGGCTTTTCAAGGAAAGTGTAGTCGCCTAGGAAGCAAGCATAGCGGCCGGCCATACCATTAACAGGTGAGGCAACTTCCACATAGTGGAATACCTCAACCATCGGCTCCCTAAAGGCTGCATGCTTATACCCAACTACTGGATCGCAAGAGACGGAAGGATCGAAAGTATATTGATTCTCTTTAACCTTATCTTCAAACTCAGGCCATCTATAATTGGCCTCCTCTACTGTAATAAGCTCACGCTCAAACACATGACGGATAGTCTTGAGGCTGGTTGCTTTAGGATCCAGCCACAGGTCAAACATATTCTTCTGGACTACTTCGATCTCGCCTGTCATCTTAAGTTCGCCAGACTCTTCATCAAAGTCTAGAACTTCGCCTTTGTCCTTCTCATACGACACTTTAGTGCAGCCAATGCCGCATATCAGCGTGGATAGATTCATCATATCCACTTGTTCAGGTATGTCCTTGGTATCGCGGGCATTACGTACTACACGGTCGGCGGCATCAGCCTTCTGGCGGTCAGCTGCGTCTGTGGTGGCAGGGCGAATGATAACGCTAGGCGGATTGGCTGATAGCTGTGATTGCACAAAGCGAGTGTACTTGAAGATATAGTTGATGCCTATCGCAGAGTCGCCAGAGTCCACAGATCCCGACGCCAGCTGCGAAAGGTTATCAAATGTTATATTGACATCGCCATTATTGCGGAAGCCTAAGTTACCGGCGTACTGACGAATGTTAGCTGCCCACGTGTTCTCATACACAGCTCTATAGGCCTTAGCCTCAGAGAAGGCGTCTTCCATCTTTTTCTTCCACTGATCCGGCGTCCAACTTACGACTTTTGCCATGATTTCACTTCCTTAGCTTTACTCGAATAAGCAGACGACGAATGTCTTCTTCTTTAGCGGCCAATTCACGAGCCTTATTATTTAAGGCAATAAGTTGTAGGCCGTTGAAGGCAAAGACTAAAAGGCCTAAGTAGTATCCCAGAATCACAGTGATCATTAGTATTCTCGCTTATGAATTCGTGACTTACGCGATCCGAAGGTAAGCTTGGGCTTGACTTGTGCCTTTCTTTCTGCAGACTTTCTAGCATGATGGGCTAGATGTATCTGCTTTTCCCAAGTCATATCGGCAACAACAGCCTCAGGCTTAGGGATAGCGTCGCAAAAATATTGCAGACAATCTAGCATATGGTAGTCTGACGAACGGACAATCTTATCTTCGCGCGTCTCTGACCACTGGCATGACATGAACTGCTCGATCAGAGCGTCGCCTGCCCAATTAGTAATTTTTACGCGACCGTCGTCTAGTCGCTCTTGCAACTGCTTGATAAGTTCAAGCTTTCTATTATTGTTTTTGTTGAACACGCCGGCATAGAATATCTTAGCTTTGGCTGCCTCTTTGATGAACCAGACTTCGTGCGGGTCGCTTATGCGCTTGACTAGGTTGACGCCCTCGCTGCGCTTCACAAACTCAGCTAGTAGTTCGGTAGCAGAGTCGCCCTTAACATTCTCGGCCCGCACCACATACCAGCGCTTGGTTGCTGGGTGCTCGGCAAACAGGGCGTATCCCGCATAGCCGGCCGCCGCTGGATCAACTACCTCAACGTGTCGCCACGATGCGTGGTACGTGGCCGGATCCTCGACATGGTCGTCTGGATCAAAGCGGTACACTCCACGATCGCCGATGTACCATTCGCCATACAGACGAGCATTCCTCTCACCTTCAGGTAAAGTCGAGTAGCGGGCTAGCAGCTCCTCCTCTCTACCCTTGTATATAGGGTTATCTAGCATAGCAAATTGGTACTTCTTGCCATACTTAGCGTCCACCGTCTCAATCTTATTCTTGATTTGGAGATTGCGTATGAGTGGCGTAAAGGTACACATAAAGCGGCCCTTGGTAGCAATAGTACGTGTCTCTAACTCGGAAAATAGAGACAGCGAAGAGGGCATTTCGTCAAGCCACACCCACTGCGCAACGAAGGCCTGTGAGTTCTTACGAGCGTCGTTGGCATTATGGTGAGAGATGAAGATCATGCGGTTGCCGTTCTTCTTATGGCTTACCGATTGCAATGATCCGCCGGAGCTATGGACTTGGTAGGTGCCCACTTCAAGGTGAGGCATGATCTTATTGGCCCAGATCTCGGACTCAAGCTGCTTGGTCGTCTGGCCAAGTATCAGCATGGTAAGTGGGCGATCTCCCCATACCTCTTTGGTATCAAAGAATGGGTGAGTGTTGGTGAATATCCAGACGGCCTCGCGTGCTCCTAATAGCGACTTACCTGTTTGGTTAGCTGCTACCACATACCGAGAGTAAAAGTCCCCAATATCCTGTAAAACTGCCCACTGCTTCTCGGTCGGCCTAGATCCTAGGCTATAGGGATCGAAGCTCTCTTTGCGCTGCATCGACTCTTTACGTAAGATGGCCGCAGCCAGCAGCTTTTTGTCCACAGCACTCTCAAGCATTAGGGCACCATTTTGTTGAGTAAGTCTCGCAGGGTAGCAAGTATTCCAGTTACGCCATGATTCTCAGCGTCCAGCACATCAGGGGCCTCTGGTGCTCGGCCTAAGTCGTACTGGTCGCCAGCTTCGTCTAATTTGTTGATATACGCGGAGTCTGACTTGCCCTCTTCTTGTTTCCACTTAGGACCAAGAAGGCGAGTCATGATAGAGTCGGCCTGTTCTTGCTGAGCTTTAAACGGCCGCTTAGGGTCCACGTCGGCCATGACCATATCGTATAGCCGCTTCTCGTAGGCCTCTATTTTGACGTCTTGTCCAGACTTTGCCATAGCAAAACCTCATTGAGGGGTAAACACTTTACATGCAGTTGCGGTACCGGCTGTGGCTACCACTCTGGCTAATGGATAGGTCACATAGGATCCGGACCAGCCGAAGAATCCTGCGGCCGGTGCGGTCAGCGCGGTAGCATGTCCGACCCAAGTAGTGCCACCATCAAAGGAGAATTCCAGCTTAACTGCTGTCGCGCCCGGCATATACACAGATCCGCCGTAAGACTTAGCGTCGCCGCTGATTGTGAACGGAGCGCTAGTGTTTACAGAGGCAGCTTGAAAAATATCTTTAGTTACGTGACCTAACATATCATCTCCTTACGTGGGATCTAGAGTTATTGCAGTTCTTTCACTATTTGTCATGTCCGCGTCTATGCGGCTCTTGGTGCCATCTTGGCTCTTAAAGACAACCGTGGCGGTGCCTGTGCCAGTAGAGACTATGGTCGTTTTGCCGGCTGCGTAAGCTAGCAAGATTCTGAGTATCTCTTCGGCTGTGTAGCCGCTTTCTATAACTTCGGTCCATGGGTTGCTAGCCGATCCAGCATCATTGAGCTTTTCGCCCATAGTGCCAGATGCGTTGTAGTCTGCTGCTACTGAGTTCCACAGTGATGCCGCCAAGGACTCTGGTGATAGTGGAGTTGAAGAGGATATGTTGGCAGATAGCGCGGCTGTAGCAAAATCGCCTATATTTGTAAAGTGCCCTTCAGCACTAAGTGCAGCAATCATGCTAATTATTGCGCCTATGTCAGTGGTCGTAAAGGACCCAGATGCACTTAGTGCTGCTTGAATGGCATATTGCGTTAGGAATGTGAGGTCCGCCGCAGTAATGGCCCCAGTGGCCGATACTGAGGCCTCTATCAGAGCTAGCCTAGACATGTCAGCATTTGTTATGGTGCCAGATCCAGTAAGCGCCGCAATCATGTTAAATATTTGACTTAAATCAGCATTGGATATTGTGACCGATGCTGATAACCCAGCGTCGATACCTATACCTGATGCTAACAGAGACGACGTTGTACTTACTGTTCCATCTAAATATTTGTAGGAAGCTATACCGCCAGCCTTTTGGGCAGGAGTGAATGAGTACCCAGGAACATATCCATTAGGGACTGACATAAATGATGCCATAGATAGGAACTTGTTACGATCCATGCCGGACTTATTGAAATTTGCGCGATCTCCAGACAAGGAGGTGCCTGACAGAAATCTGCCGGGCGTCTTGTTGATCACCGCATAGTTTCCAATCAGCGACATATCAACCCCACCCTGTGTCCAAGTGTCCATAGATAGCACTGTTTGTTGGTGTGTTAGCTCCGGAGTACACTAACCAGTACAGCGCGGCTCCGTCATACACACGAGGCAAGCTGGGCATCTGGTTCATCAGGTCGCGCTCTGCAGCAACGCCAAGTGTCGTAATTGGTAATGTTAACAGAGGCTTAACTAGTGCCACCGAAAACTCACCGCTAACATAGGAAACGGAGATCTGGATATTCTCGACTGACCTAATACCCTTGTCGCCAGCAGCAAGAGGCATAAATGGTCCGTACTTGCCTGACCCTGTGCCGGAGTACAAAATTTGGCCATTAGGACAAGCCGTCTTACCTATAGGCAGGGTGGCTGGAGTAGCCTTGGCGGCAGTTGCGGTAGAGTTAGTGTATGACGCCAGGGATAAGTTGGGGGTAGCTGCGCCCAGGGCCGTGGCGTTTGTATTCCACATCATGGCCTGCACACCGGCGCCATCAGTATACCGTGGCAGCAGTGTGTTGATTGTGTGCGTTCCAGTACCAGCAGACGTAATGTCAATGGCTGTGGACGACTGTGCGTTGGCGTACGTTGTTGCTAGCTTGCATGTCGTGTCGCTAAGCTTGATGACAAAATAATTAGTCGCTGCAGATAGGCCGGCCGGCAGGGTAGTAGTGGAGGACACTTGTATTGTAGACAAGTTGAGCAAGTTGATATTGGTGTGCGTGATGATGTCTGTACTGGCGTCAGCGGTGAAGTTACTGAATGCTACCAGCGTGTTAGTAGTTGCCTGCGATGTGGTTGTAGTTACAGAGGTTACGCGATAGAACCCAAGTAAATCAACCAGCATCATAATGCATGGTGCTGTGGTGGCCGCTGCTGTAAAGGCGCTAGCGTTGATGATGGACTTGTAGTCAGGAGATACGTTGCCGCCGTGCTGAATAGATGCAGCATTGGTCGTAGTGTCTGATACTTGCTGCCACGTTAAGTTAGTGCCTGCATTGAATATAGAATCTGCGCCTGGGTTACCGGCGCCGCGAGCTAGGCAGTGCCACTCACCTGCAACAGCAGCTGTGGTAGGTAAGAAGTTTTTATTCCAGTCAGATCGGAAGAACTTACCGTTCTGAGATACTTCGCTAATAAAGTCGTCCATCGAAGAAAATCCTGGCATATCAACCCCATACGGTTTCAATTAATCCATGAATTGGAGCGGCGGAGAGAGTTCCACCTGGATGGCATATAAAATTCAAGTAAGCGTCATCTTTGATCTCAGGCATATTTCCAAAATCAACAAGATACTCAACCTCTACTGGCGCGTCTATGCCTCTGATGGACATCTGAGCTAGAGGTTTAACTAGAACTAGAGTTATCAACCCCACGTCAGTAGTTCCAGTGAATGTTACTGACTGTATAGATCTTACACCGGAATCGCCAGACTGTAAAGGAAGAAATGGTCCGGAAGTTGCAGCGCCCGCTGACGACGATGTCGCTAGCGTGCCAGTTACAGTTTGAGTAGTCAGCGCAACAGGCTGAGTGACTCTGTCGGCCACTCCGGCCGAGTTTGTGTATGTGCAAGTAAACGTATGTACAGCTGCAACGCCGTCGCCAGCAGCGACAACCACAGGCATGATCCCTACGCCTACGCCATCTGCGTATCTGCTTAAGGTTGCGGTATTGTCCAACGGCTGCACGTCATTGGTGCCCTCGTCGATAAAGGGGTAGAATAGTAGGTAATCTAATAGTATCATTGGCATCGGTACGGCAGTAGCTAGTGTGGTGAATGCCATGATCTTTTTAAGGAACTTCTTTTCTGGGCTGACAGCTAGGCCGTGAACCAGGCCGCCATCGGTACTGTACGCCATACGCACGGCAGTTAGTGGAGCGGCGGCATAGTATTGTGGATTTGGATTACCAGGGGACATGGATAAGTCAAACCAGAAGCCAGACGCGGTAGTCTGCGACGGTGTCTTTCTCCATGTTGAAATCTTGTTGGCGCCAGATAATTCAGCGTCCACAAGTTCCTTGGTACTCTTAAATCCAGGCATGTATTAGTCCAATGTAAAGACAAGTGCGCCGGCGCTAAACTGCGGCTGTATACCTGTGGTTACTGCCACTGAACTATTGAGCGCGCCAGACACAATGATAGTGCCTGCTCCTGATGACGTGGTTACAATGCTAACGTAAGTACAGGTAGAGGAGCCTGAGCTACATACTGGAAATTGCTCAAGGTTGGCGTTTGCTACCGTGGCGCCAGTGATAGTGAAGTCAGAGGCTCTGGCGAGGGTAACGCGAGCATACCCGCCGTAAGTAGCTTCAGATGTGATAGCCGAGCCGGCCTCACCTGGGTCTGCGGTGTGAAGGGCCAGCCACAGGTCTGTGTTTGCTGACCAGCTTACTGCTGTCCCCGCAAAGATGTAATTGTTGATTGCTGTTTCTGAGGTATTGGAAAAGCTCATGGTATCCCCTAATTATGTCCATCCGCCGGGCGAATAGTTGTTTACTGCTGTAACGCCGCCGCTGCCGCCAGATCCACCACTGGTGCCTTTTACTAGCACCTCGACTGTTGCATCGCCCACCCATGTAACTATTACGTAGCAGTTTGACATGGATGCCTCCGGCGAGTATATCTGCAGCTCTGCTGTTGGCGCAACAATCGAAGGCACATCTACAATTTTGACAGATCTGTCTGGCGATCCTGTGTACATATCTATCTTCACTGACGTAGTTACCGCCGACACAAATACAGACAGAACTACGTTGCTTGCCTTGGAAACCAGCGTGTAGGTGGATGTGCCTGAGCCGGCCAGCGATCCGCTAACTATGGCTCTGGTCTTGCCCTCTTCAACTATGCTGGTAGCCTGCGACACTCACTTACCTCTTACTCTAAGGTAGGTATCATAGACGGCGTCTGCCTCATTGCTGCTGACGTCGCCAATCTTCATTCTGCCCAGAAGGTTTTTAGCTTCGGGCGATCCCTGCTCAGCTAATTGAACGGTCTGTTTGAACATAGACTTGGTCATAAACGGCTTCTCTGGTACACCCTTATCCGACGACGCACCTAGATCCAGCTCACTCTTAGACTGCTCGCGCATGGTGCGAAACGGATTGACCGGACCTTTGCCTACAAGCTGTGATGTGCGCTCAGCGCTCATCTTCTTGTGTAGCGGAGTCTTATCATCCTCAGGAGAGGATAGCTTTTTCTTTATGTCGTCCAGCCAGCTCAATGGTATTTCCTTTTACTTTAGGAGTAGTGACCAGGCGCATGCCTTTGAATCTAGAATAAGGCACGGTCAGCGCGGCCGTACCTCTAGCCCCTATTACCGAAAATAGAGCGCCCTCGATGGTGTCCGTCGTCATAAAACTGGAACCCTCGACTGTGATCTTTTCGGTTTTATCAGACATACTGTTAATGTACAGCTCAATCTCATAGGTCATTTGCGTCTCCTTTTGGCGGCCTTCTTTTTATCTCTAGCTGGCGTCAGTAGGGACGAACCAAGCACTTGCGCAACTGCGGGCAAGAACTGCCTTTCGATGGCGAGCACTAGGGCCTCCTCCCGCTCCGCTGATAGACTAAGTACTAGGCCAAATGAGCTAACATCCAGCCAGGCGTGGGCCATCTCATGGAGTAGGGTAGATGTAGCTTCGTGATCCTGAAGTCCGGCCACTACCTCGATCACTCGCGACTCGTAGTCAAAGGATCCGTCAGCAGCCTCGCCATCGGCCATTATGGTCTTGGGCCTCTTAATTTCAAAAACTTCGCCGAGTATAGTAACCTTAGTGGGTAACATGCTAACTCCACTGCGTAATATAAATAGTCAATGATTATGTAGTCGCTTTTGGGCAACACTTGAGATATATCGGCAGCCTCAGAGATTTGCCTATATCCAATTATTCGATACCCCATGACGAATTTTGTTGCTATCTGAGGGCGAGTGTGGTACGCTGAGGGCTGTGGTGGGAGGGCATAGAAAACTCATCCCATAGTCATATGTTCATTATAGCCAATAATTGAACATTAGTCCATAAAATAGTGTCAGTAATCTACAATAAAAAAGTGTTGACAGGTTCTGTAACACTCAGTATAATCGAACTAGAAGTGAGCGTTAGCCACGATTAATATAATATATGTAGTGTGTTAGTTATGAGGAATTAGTATGTGAGAGATTAGTATGGTAGCTACCCCGATCGGCCTTCGGCCTCCTCTGCAGAAGTAGGTGTCAGGGGATACACGCTAGTGTCGAGGCTGTCAGCCGAACTGAATCCTCTCGACCTTAAGCTAAACCAACGCCTCCCTGACAATATTCAATATCGGAATAATTTAAGTCTTCTTTAATTTCCGCACCTTAGAGTCAATAAAATTATCCAGTTCGTGGCTGGTCATGTTATTGATATCTTTAGCATTATCGGCCTTGGCGTTGGTTGGTCCATAGCCAGCATAACGTAGCAGAATCTCAGCGGCGCGCACCTGATCGCTGGTCTTAGCCTCAGCTTCCTTGCCTATAAGATCTGCACCGTTCATCTCACAAATATCAATCAGGCGCTTTATAGCAGCGTCCACGCCGACTTCCAGCATGGCCTGGTTGATGGAGGTGTCGAGGAACCACTCGCGGAAATCAGCCTTCTTGAGGGCCATCTGCAACTCTAAACAACCAGACACACGCGCTATTTCGTGGTCGTCCATCTCGTCGGGCAGAAGGGCCTGGTTGCTTTTAATACGCTGCCAAAACTTAGCCTTGGCTATTTTCTGCTGGCGTGTTGGTGTCATACTGACGCATCCTTTCGATGATGCCGCCCATCAACTGCGACACGCGGCTTTCGGTTACCTTGAGCGCTCTGCCTATATCCTTGAGGGTAAGGCCGCTAATATACAGGCCGACGATGTGCTGATCCTTCTCGCTGAGTTGACTAGACAGCTGGTTAATAAGAACCATGTCGTCTATATTCGAATCGCTACCACGGTTAATTGACGCAATGTGCTGATTAAACACAGCTCTTGTGTGATCGCGATCCTCGTCCTTGCTGCCACGGGGTTTATAGTATTTGCGGTACCAATCCATGAAGGCTGACTGTACGCAATGATCCACGTAAGTCCGCAGCTTACATCTCTTTTCGTCAAAGCGCACCATTCGCTCAAGCACGGTGACCCACGCCATCGACTGCATATCTTCCAGCTCCTGAGGACCCACGCCCACCCAGTGACGGCTGCGCGCATTGATGACGCCCTGGATGATCTTGACCTCAGCGTCAGTTAATTTTTTGCTCATTGTCGTGGCCCTCATTGGTGGGAAGAGCTATGTCGAAGCTCCAGATTTTATAGCGTTTTTTGATATTAGTAAAGATTGCGAGATCTTGACCGGCCAAGAGGTATTGCTGTAGTCGTTTGGAAGAGAAGCCGAGGTGGCGTGCGGTAGAGGGGACGTGCATAAAGACGCGCGAGCCGCGACGTTCAGCTCCGCCGATTTTGCCGACGATCAGTAGCGTGTATAGTTTGTAGGGCCAGAGCGAGGCCAGCGCCATAGACTTCCTCTCCTGAATGCGGTCAATGCAATGACAAAGAGTGCGAGGGCTACAATTAGGGCCATTGTAGGAAGTTGGCCGTGCAGCAGGAGCACTATAGTAAAGCCGCCGATATTATAGAGCAAACCTTGAATTAACATAACTCCACCTCTTACACATTGTAACAAAACCACTACGTATTGTCAAGCAACTATTATGCCAATATTCACGGCAAGATATATGCCAAACTCATCGCAGAAACGCTCCGGATGAGGAGGGGGAAATTCACTCTCCTACCCACCCCCCCAACCCCACTTCCTTGTATATAATAGTAGCAAGATTCGTGCCATGCCACAAATCGTCCATACTCTATACAGAGGCAAGAAGTATGCCATAGTATGCAGCTGACTATATACTATATACAGAGCGCACGGCGGGTGGGGTGATGAGAGGGGGGTAAATTCCCCATGCCCTCTCTGCCTACCTATACCCCTATCCTATAAATGCTTGACTTTCCCTTGCGGATGTGATATAAATAAACTCAACTAACAACATGAGAGAGGGCCGAGGTCTGAAAAGGTTCCCTTTTCCTTTTACTAATCAGTTGCGAGCCGCCTACATAATAGACACTGCCTAATCCTATATACGCGCCATCGCTGGCTGCTATATAATAACTCGACACCCGACCATCCCTAACCGCTTGACAGTACGTGCGGCATACTGTATGCAAAGGACTGACTGTACCTTTCCCTCATTAACCAACGGAGTGTCTATGACTAAGTTTACTGATGCCGACCTTGAGTGTATGTTTGACGACTGGTTCGATGAGAACTATAAGCCGGTGTCCTTTGGCAAACTATCGTATCCAGCGTCTACGGTCCTGCAGCGCGTCGATCCTATCGCGTATGGCCAACTGATGAGCGACTGGCTGGATGTTAACTACGGAGACTTACATGACTAACACAATTACTGGCCCTGCTACTAAGATTCGTCCTATTGCCCTCGAGATGTTATTACTAGGTGTGCCAGTTGGCATGAGACAGCTCGACGACGACCTATACAGTCTAGAGTTACCAGCGGAGGACTGGCTAGCCGTCGAGAAGATCCACGTGTCCTGGTTCGTTAATGCCCGCAACACCACTGTAACTGGAGGTATGGCTATATGAGACCTCTAGCCGAACGTATGTACGATAGTTGCACCAAAAAGACGCGCTACTTTACACTCGACCGTGCCATGCTGGTTGCTAAGTCTATATACGTGAAACAGGGCACTATCCTCCGCGTATATCAGTGTGATTTTTGTCACTCTTTCCACCTGACGCACAAGATCTGATCACTGCCAACTTTTCGACACCGACCCAAATCACTAGCTGGTTTGGGTTTTTTCTTTTCACCTTGACACTAATACGCGCGCCACGATATACCGCGTTAGTGCTGACAGTGGGTTGCAGTCTGGCACTATCCTTGCAAAGTCTCACTTGTCTAATTAACCAGCGAATGGAGTATACAAAATGAAAATGACAGCAAACCGTATAGAAGTGACCACTTACCTGTCAGTATATACTGAAGATTCGATCAGTAATGGCGAAAGAGACCGCGTTGACCAGGATGAGCGCTGGGTGTTTAATAACCTTGAGGATGCGGCCGAGTATATCGCTAGTGAGATTAACTATAAGGGGTACAGCGCATATGATAGTGGCACCGATTTTATGTCCATGCATACTGAATTTAGTATGAACTTTCGAACTGGCGAGCAAGAGGAGTATTCTATGTATACTCACTTCGGAAAAAACATAGACTGCTACGACGTGCGCAATAAAGTCGAGGCCCTGATATATGACTGTTTGGTCAACCAGCATCAATTTAATGATCAACAGGCCTCGCGCGTAATAGGTTATCGTCAAAAAGCTAGTGCAGTATCGGGACAGTCCTATCAGGGCACCGAGCCAGGATTTTGCGGTGCCACGCACCCCGACAGCAGGCCGCGCCTGTACTTAGTCAAATAAAGACGAAACGGCCACACGGCCGTCTATAGGCATGGTGCCTATACTGATGAGTCTCAGCCAATGGAGTATTTATGTTTAACAGGCCGAAATTTATTGACAAGTTCCGCAACAGTACGCCGCGCAAGGGCCGCGTAAAGCTCAAGGACAACTGCTATAAAATCGAAAACGTGGGCGTGCAATTATTTAATACTATAGTTGTGGACTATAGCAAACCATTCGAGACGCGGCTATACACTGGAGAGTACCGCACTACCTCAACCAAAGGAGTCATTAATGCTACAATGCAGGCGCTAGAGTTGCCGGTACATATAATCCAACGTAAGGGCCAGTGGATAGTTGTTATCGACGAAACTGAAGTCGAATTTACTGAAGGGATGGTGGTCGCATGAAAGATTCATATAAAAAAGACAGCATGTTGACTGGCTATTTAGCGGCGGCTATATGGGCAGGCCTGGACGAAGACAGATACACACTAGACGATATAGCGTATGGCAGTATTATGTGCGCAAGTCGCGAAATTGGCAGATTTGTTGAGCTAGCTGGATCGCTATTAGACAGTGAAGATCCGTCGCAAGTGGGCCACGACTTTTGGCTTACACGAAATGGCCATGGCGCCGGATTTTGGGATGGCGACTATGAGGACAGTAAAGGCAGACAACTGACAGCTATATCTAAAGGATTCGGGACCAGCGATATTTATGTGCGCAATAATAAAATATACTTAACCTGAAAGGCGACAAAATGAAACACTTACTGCCGCGTATGGTTTTTGTTAGTGCATACAGACCAACTAATACTGCCGATCAAAATCACGATGCCCAATTTGATTTGATCAAACGCATCGGCCGCCTCGAAATGAAGTATATACACTGTCGCGGAGTATATCAGGGTATTGGTGAGGCATCACTCGGGGTTGTATGTGAACGCCCCTGGTCTGTTGGCCGCGTATATGACTTAGCCAAAAACTATTACAGTCAGGACAGCGCGCTATTACGTGAGCCCGATGGCTCATGCTGGCTGCTGTCTAATAGTTCAAGTCAGGGCGACTATATAGGCCAATGGTCCGAAATAACCGGGGGTCAGGCCACACGTTTAGGCGGATATACTTACTATATGGGCAGGTTTTTCGCCGCAAGGTGATGTGCATAGAGGCATAGTGGGCTAGACCGCATTTGTGGTCTGGCCCTTTTTGGTGCCAACTGGTGGAGGACTATAGCTAATGATCAGAGTATACAGAGTAAGGCGGCCGCTTGACGGTGCCGGACCCTATCGCGCTGGACCCAGCTTTCAGGAAAAGTGGACAACTACGTGGCACGGCAATGCCAAACACCGACCAACGCCCTGCCATGATCCCGGTCTGCAGCGTTATCCGGCAGGTGAGGTGTGTGCCTTTACTACTCTTAAGGCAGTATACCGCTGGTTCGGGCGCGGTAACTTAACACGCTTATATGCTATGGGGTTCAGGATAGAGTCGGCATTGGTGCCCAACACGTTTGTCGATCGCGGCAAACACCAATGCCTAGTGCTGGACAGCAAAAAGGTACATTGGTGTCCTATATTAGTGAGTTACCGCACCGAGCGCGGCTCGTGGAAACGTGAACCAATACGGCCTGATTCATTTTGAGAATGATTCTCATTATCCTGTCCAAGCTCCAGTCACTGGCCAACTTTTAGGCGGTGACTGATCCCTAAACTCTGCTGGGCAAATTTAAAAATTTATCCTCAAAAGTTCTGGCTGAATTCTCCACAAATTCCAAAATTTATCTAGAAGTCAGTCAGCATAACCAAACCACAAGAAATTTGTGGTTTACTATAAGTACCCAACAACATTGGCTGGGTGCTTTTGGTAAGTTACTAATGCATCCGTGTAGGACTATTAGCGCCACATTTGGCTGTTAATATACCAACATAGGACTATTAGTACCGAAAAAGTACATCACCTGCACATTATACCCCCCATAAAAGTACAGTTGCCGCTGATTATAACCGCCATAAATAACCAACGGCGCTTGTCCAATAGGTTGTACAATAAACTGTCCAATAGCCAGCTGCAAATGGCTGATATAGCATCCGTAAAGGGTGCTAATGGCTATTATAGGACACTATTAAAGTACGTTATTTTATTCTTTAGGCCCATTATAGTATGTTGAGGGATACTATAAGATACTTTATGTCCACTTTAGGTACCTAAATCACCCCATAAGGGTATTTAAGAGCACATTTGCCTAAATGCATGGGCAATTCTCAGTGCGCCGGTTGTTCAGTATGTTGGTCATATGTCCACATATTGGCTATTTATGTGTACATTATGTCTATATGTATACAAATTGACCACATTTGTATGCTTTGTGGTATATTATTTACACCCGATCGGGCATATGACCAATATTCCTTGGCTATTTAGCAATCTGCAGTCCCGAGCAGGAATATACTTGACACACATTAGCAACAGCGGTACAATCGCCGTAGGCGTTCTATCTGGTCGAGGCGGGCACAGGAGCACTCGACATCTAAGGTTCGCTGGATTGCTGAGTTCGCGAAGCGGACGATGCAAGACAAGAACAAGCGGTCTGAGGCTAAGTCGCAGATAATTAATAATTCACGTTTTGTGAACTTGAGGCTTGACGTGAACGGCATGGGCGTTGCATGGGGATAGCGTGGAGGCGGCATATGAGACTAATCAAGCCTGTGACAGATGATCAACAAATGCATACGTTGCTGCTAGCTCTTCTGGAGTGCAAGTTCCGCTACTACTATCCAAGCTACGTGCATAATAGTTGGACAGTGTTGTGGCCGAATGACCACGAGTACGACGCCATGGAGTTGCTTTATGAGCAGCGCTGTGGTAAAATGCCAGCTGGCTATCCTCACGAGACTTATGAAGGATCTGTAGTGGCGCGGTGCATGGAGATGGAGTACGTGAGGGGTAGCTTTCTGGAGCTTTATAGGAGACAGTATGGTTGAGGCTATCGGCTGGATCGGCGCGCAGTTGACAGTTAACTACGTGTTCAATTTAGCTTGCTTACTACCCATCGTTTGGGTAAAATGGAGGACGTGATGGACGAGATGTACATTCAGTGGCAAGAGTCAAAAGAAGAGCAGGGAACTGACGAGGACTTCGGCGACTGGCTGCATGATAAGTTGACAGATGCTGCAGACTTTTACAAAGATGGTGAATAATACTTGACCCCCAGACGTGTTCTTGGTATAGTTTGAATAGACGGAAGCTTGGCCCTGTCTTTAAATAAAGAGCTAGGTAGACGCAGTAGTTCAAAGTTAGAATGGAGCGCAAGCTCCGGATGTGGAGTACGACACCCACCTGCGCAAACCAGAGGAGATCTAATGGGCTTTCAATTAGATCACAGAACAAGGCGTTGAGCAGCAACCACGCCTACAGGTCTGGCGAGATGGCACCCTCGAAAAACGGGCCGCCCTACCCACAAATATCCAATATCTGCACACACTTCCTACCACATTGGCCCGCCACTAAGCGGGCTGTCTTTTTGTTGTTGACAGTTGGCTCGGATAGTGCAATAAATAAAGAGCTGTATGAAGCAGCACAAAGGAGTCAGAAATGAAATATGTACTAGCCTTAGCCTTATTAACCACAGCTGCAGAAGCCAAAGTGCGCGACCTATCGCTGGATCTTAAGCGTATGCC